CATACAACCCTGCTGCTTTACCTCTGTTAACCTCAGCTGTAACTGCAGCAGACCACGCACCATTACGCATAGCACCGTCACGAATATCTTTGAGATCTGTTAGATGTGTAGACAGATCAACTACCGCTTTATCTGCTGCTTTGGCTTGTAGTTCTTGTATGCGTTTCTTGACCACAGGGTTTTTATCACTAGACAACACAGTACCAGCTCTGCCAGCATTTTTATCACTGTATCCTGCTTTTTTCGCAGCGTCTTTTTTCTTCATACCTTTCGCTACGTTCTGAGCAAACTTTTCTTGTTTCGGTGTGAGTTTTTTACTCACGCTATCCTCCACAATCTCAATAAAGTTTTATCATCTTCCGATACTTTTCTGCTAGTGAACTTTTTACTGTTTCTTGTACCGTAATTAGAAGCTGCAACTCTTAGCCTTTGTGCTTCTTCAAAATCATACAACATGTCGATACTGTCGCCTATTCCCATTTTATGGAAATTATACTTATTGTTTCTAGGAGTATTCCTCTCAGGCATAGGAATATCTTTATTTATTTCAAACATTTACATCACCTATTTAGTTTAATTGAAGTCTTTTCGACTAATTCCTGGAACATGTTTTTCTAATTGTTTATCGTCACTTTTTACTTTTCTATATTTTTTAGGATAATGTTGTAACATGATCATAGCTTGATTTATTTCTTCATAATCTTCCACAAATTTATATCCTAGTGGGTGACTGTAACCACCCATTTGGCAATCTGTATAAACTTTTGCTTCCTCTAATATTTTATAAGGAACATGTAATGGTTCTATCGTACCTGTGTACTGTCTTTGTTCAGGAGATACAGGATCATTGTGCGCCCAACCCATTCCATAATCCATTTTATATTGGTCTCCTTGCCAAGAACCACCACACTTCTTACTGCAAAAAACTGTCTTCTGACCATATAGTTCTTCGCCACAGTATCTACAGTAATAATTTTTCATAGTATATAAAAGTATAACCTACAATATACTCTTATAAAAGGATAATGCTCAGTCTGCGCATTTTAATCCTATCCTATCCCGACTGAGCAAAAGACAGGTGTGGGATGCGGTACTATGCTGCCTCAGCGTACTCTATGGCTTTATTCATAGCTTTCTGCTTTAGCGAAGCACGGTTCCCGAACCATGCGTTATGTAACGACGCATCTCTGTCGTGTCCCCACTTATGGTCAACTACGAAAGTTACAGCATTCATAGCTCCCCACCAAGTACCGTTAGACGACTTAAGTTTAGCTCCTGGCTGTTCATCAATAGCTTGATGCACTAACGAGGGGATACGTTTAAAATCGTCAACCATTGACTGACGAGTAGCTATCGCTTTCACCTCAGTCATGTTTTCTATCTCCTCCTGCGCTTTCAACAGCTCTGGTTGAAACACGTCGGCGATATAGGTAACGACCGTATCTTTGTTAAACTTCTTACGACTAAGAAACTCCGCACTCTCTTGAAACTCTTTCATACGGTTGCCAGCTAATCCTAATGCTTCTTCGGCAGCGACGAAAAGCTCAGAGTCCAGAGCCTTGACGTGAGGTACTCTAAACGAGTTCTGCCTATCACTAGACAGTGCCATAGTTAGAGTGTTGTTACAGACTACACGAATCGGTGTAAACTTAATCTCGTTAGACTTACCCCATTTATGAGATACGCTTACTAATAAATAACCTAGTACACGGTCATCTCCTGGTAGTGTAAAGTCTTTACTGACGTTAGCTAAACCCCAGACCTGTTCCCCACCTTTTAGCGAACCTGCAGTTTCCATAGTCATATGCCCAGCATCTGTAAACTTTTTGAAAAACTCAAAAGCCTCAGCATTTTGCGTAGGAATAAACCGCTTACCACATGGTCCAAAGGTTTTATTATCGCTATCACGAGTGATAACATAATAATCAGGGACAGCAATTACGTCGCTAGACGAATCAAGGTCTGGCTGTTCGTGCGTAAATAGATGGCGTTTGCTAACTGTCCAATCAAGTTCAGCAGCAACGAGCATCTCTTGCGGTGTTAGATTAGGATCAACCTGTACACCTAGACCGTGCCAAGGAACTTCCCCAGCGTAAGCCATTGTTTCTACTGCATGAGCCATATTGCTCTCCTTTAGTTACCGTTCGGCTTAATTACCAAACTTACATATATATTATATATAGGGTAACTACGATAAAAGCATGTTCTTAAAGATTATAACAAAGAATCCATAACCAAGTTTCAAACTCTATCACAGCAGTGACATCTGTTTTCTGTCTGTTGGGATATTGCCAGTCTTTAGTGAGTACACTCAAGGGTAAACAAACTCTTATAGGTTGGCGGTCGTATTTCCATATCAGTATAGGTATGTTGCCTGCTCGTGACTTTACTGTCTGTTCCCACCAGTCTTGTTTGTACCAGTTACCAGAGGCATATCGTTTACATTCAATGATGTGGTTTGGCAACTCTAGATCGCCTAAACCTTTCTCTTGATACTGATCTAGATTTCTTTTAACTTTAGGGATCTCTTTGAATTTAGGAAACCTATCACAGTTTTGTTCTAAAAAGTCATTGATCTTATTAGCGATATCTCTCTCAAATGATGCGCCTTTATTTCTTGAATTTATTTTACCCATTTTTTATTAACCGTATGTTGTTTATCCTTAACCACTGTCTCATTAATTGATTTATCTCTTTTGAAGACGCGGTCGGATAGTAGTGTCTTATCTTTTTGATTCTTTCGTTATAGTCTTTCAGTCCTGTGTAATAATCACCGTTACCCAGTTTACAGAATCTGACTATCTGCCATACTCTCTGTTTTGATATGTTGTAATTTATACCTATGTCTTCTAAACTGGTATCGTTGTTTGTGTATTTCATGTATATGTCGAAATACATCTTACGCAATTTAGCTTTTCTCATTATTGAAATATTCCCTGTAATCTGTTACATCTGCCCAGTTTTCACCTATCTCCCCATCAACCTTATTAGGCACTTCTAGCTTAACACAATCTCTCATTATTTGCATTACTTTCTCACATTCTGCCTTGTCCTTCACAGATATATTCAACTCATCGTGTACTTGTGTATGTGCTAAAATGCCTTCGTTGTGTAAATCAAGCATAGCTTTCTTTGTCATATCTGCTGCAGAACCCTGTATTAAACGATTCATAGCTTTATAGGTAAATGCGCGTCTGAGCTGTCCTCCATACTCCTCCACAGCCTTATCGTAAGGATATGGCATAGCTCTCCTATCCATTGGTTCGTAGAGGTTAAAACGACACTTACGACCGAGTATAGTATTTACATACCCCCTATTTGAGCCCTGACGAGCTGCAGAGTCTCGTAATCCACGGACAAAAGGCACTCGCTTATGATACTGGTCAAATAATACTTCGGCTTCCTCTGCGCTTATGCCTAGCTGATTAGTTAGCTTTTCTTTACCCATACCATAACTTAATCCTAAGTTAATAATCTTAGCTTCCTTACGACTTATGTTAGCCATGTCAGCCACTATCTGATGAAAGTCAGCATCACCTGAGTAGTCTGCTGCTGCTTCCTCTGCACCGTCTTGATGCGTTAATACTGAGTAATGAACAGTTAGTCTAGGCTCTTGCTGAGAGTAGTCAAAACAGCCCCAGTGTGAATCTTCCTCTGGTATAAATAAACTACGAATCAATGGACCAACCTCTGGATCTCTAGCAGGCACTTGTTGAAGGTTAGGTTTAGAGCAACTAAATCTACCAGTAACAGTACCGCCATCATCAGACCTAAGAGGGTGCAGTTCTCCATGTATCCTACCGTCTACTAAATGTTCTAATATCATCTTGTCTATAAATGTAGTACGAGCTTTGTTTAGTTTCCTTGCTTTAGCTACCGCCAATGGTAACTTGTGTGTATGTTCCTCTAACCATTTAGCTTGAAAACTGGGTGCGTTAGTCTTAGGTGTTTTAGGATAGTCAAGTCCTGCTCTATCAAACACCTGTGATAATGACTGTGCTGCCCAGAGATCTGGTTTAATTCCATACCACCTATGTATCTCTGAAGTTATTTGATTCTCTTTTTTGCGTAACTCTTTTTTAACCTTTTGGGTTTTATCTAAATCAATGCGAACACCTCTGTTACGCATGTCTATGAGTACAGGTATTAATGAACTTTCTAATTCATATATTTTACCAACATTCTCCGAGGCTATACCTTCTGATAATTTTTGCCATAACCTGTATGTTAAATCTGCATCCTGCTCTGCGTAATTACCCACATACTCAGGCGGTAAACGATACATCTCCGCTTTAGGATCTATACCATACACTTGTGCAGCTTCTATCAACATAGACTCATCCTTTTCTTCACCTAAATACTCTTTACCTACCTTGTTTAAAGAGTAACCATACTGATTCTCATTGAGTAGTGGTGCTGCCATCATAGTGTCATGTATCTTACCGTTGATAGTAAATCCTTCTCTCATTAACCAACCTACGTCATACTGAGCATTATGAAACACCTTCTCATTAGGTGCTTCTAATTGTCTCTTTAACCATCTGTAAACCACTGTTTTATCTAAGTTACCGCCTACCTCATGAGCCACAGGAAAATACGCTCTATACCCTTCCGTAGCTATCGCAATACCTATAATAAAACCTCTGTCATTAAATGCCCAACCTGGACCATGGGACACGAGCCATGGATCTTTAGTTTCTAGATCAATCGCTATGGTTTTCTGACCTGTTAAATCAGGGAAAGAGGTAGGTGGTGTCCAGTCTACCTGAGGTGGAAACAGTGGATTCTGCATTAACTAATTGCCTCTCTACACATATTCTCTTTACCGAAATGACACCATTTACAACCAAACCTAGAAGGTTTAGCAGGAAACTCTGTTGCTGTAGTCATAGCCATGGCTCGGTTATGTATCCTTTCTTGTTTAAATTTTATACTCGCAGGTGTATAGACATATCTATCTATTTTACCATGGTCAATATACCACATCTCTGTGATTATACTTTCTAGTTCAGGGTATCTGTTCAGAGCTACAGCACCGTAAAACTCACACTGTTCTCTGTGTGCTTCTTGATTACCTTGATACCTACCTGTTTTAAAATCTATCACTCTTGCCTCTTTACTCAAACCTTCCTCGTACACAAACGCATCTACTTTGGCTCTACCCCAAGTATCTTCGGCAAACCAGCCTGTCTTTTTCCATTCAGTAGTTATCGCCCAGTCACTCTCACATATAACATGACCGTATAGATACAAATCTTTGAGTAGGTCAAACGCGTCTTCAAAATCTGCTAACTCTTTGGGTATGCCTTCTATATTTCCTCTTATATAGTCTTCACATAACTGATGTATATTCTTACCTCTCTCCATCGCAGGGTGTTGGGGTTCTTTTATCTTTTTTATAAACTTAAATTCTGCTTGTTTAGGACATCTTTCATAACAACCTAGTCTACTATACGACCATTGTGGTATCATACTTTCCTCTCTAGCCACTCCACACACGCTTTTTTCCAGTCACTAGCTTTACATGCTTCTAGTTTTTTCCTAGCAGACTTAATGTTACCGTCCTTCCAGTATGCCCACGAGTCTTGTATAGGTATCGCAACCTCTCTCCAGAACGGATCAGCATGTCTAAACTTTTTAGTTTGACCGAGACTGGATTTCTCTAATGGCTTTCTGTTAAAAAATAACTTTAACTCAAAATCCCAAGTGTCGACAGAATAACTCGACATCATAGGATAGGGTTTTACGTCTGAAGTCCTGTAAGGATTCATGTTTCGTATGCTTTGTGGTAATGATTGAACATAGTAATCTAGTATATCATCTTGAGCAAACTTCTGTAAAAGATCATCGAAAATATCTTCGTATGCGTGATAACTGTCGCTCACTTGATTATATACACCTATCCCTACACCAATCTTACTTGCCATGTATTCTTGTAACATTGACATGTGTACTGCGTTAGCACCATACGCACCCCAGATAACATCATTAGACCTATTAGATACAGTCATGTTTAATAAACCGTCTCGTATTTTAAAATATATGCAAGTATTACAGGGCACATCTTTACCGTCTCTATTTAAATCTTTTATGCTCCACATCTGTAAAACAGCTCTTCTGTCGTCAGGGTTATCTTTCAATATACGCACTATAATATTTAACTGATCTCTATTGAAAAAACTACGCCATCGCCACCCATACGCTCCCCATAACGAAACACCGTCATCACTGTAATTTCTCATACTCTTAGCGTACCACTCTACAGTTTGTAAATCTTTACCACCGTTCAGCATCCACAGACCTTCCATAAAATGAAAGTAAGGGTTAGCGTTACGATGTGCCCAGAATAATACTCGTTCATCAGGTCTTTTATAAACAGTGGTGACAGGACACGGTGCTTCGTACATCGTACCGTTCCTACTGTTTAACTTCACACCAAACTGGTCTAAATAGTCTAGACCTCTGGGCAGTGCTTCATGTACATTGTCAACTATTATTGTGTGCATCAATACCCTCCTTATATGCTTTTTTCCATCCTACTATTACATCCCTACGAGGTAAACCATTCCACGCAGTCTTAGTTTGCTTTTCTACAACCTTTACACAAGTAGGGTGGAGTTCATGTAGTCTATCAGCACCTGCGTTATGCACGTCGATAGTTCTCCACTCACTACAACCACCATCAGCGTTAGAGGACTTTTGACCCTGAGCGTAATAAAAACTTACCTTGCATGCCTTACCTTTCCTGAGTAGTTGTAGCGCAATGTCAAAATCTTCCATCACCTGAGTTCTCCCCCACTCAATATTGTCAGGGAATGCATCTAGATTATATCCCAACACTCTCATATACCTAGTGTTTTCTACACATAAATCTTCAACACGGTTGTTACCTTCTCTAGCACTTATACCCACATGAGCGTAACCTTGATCCATCCACTCGTCAAGTAATCCAAACAGAGCAGGATACTCATCAGACTCTAAGTATCTTAAATGCCAGTCAGTTGGGCTTTTACGAATATAAAACCGTAAGTCATCATCTAACATAACCACACGTGGATCTGTACTTTGTTCTATTATATATTTTCTTTTATAGCTAATACCTTTAACAAACGAAGGAACTATCAGCTTCTGTACGTCTGGATATTTGTGATACTTATCCTGCTCATCTTCGTCTATGGCTAGTATTACTGTGCCGTCCTTAATCATGTTTTCTGGAAAAAACTCTAGGGTAACTTGACTCTCAGGTCTACCCCTCGTCGGTATATATATCTTCATCATCGCTCCTAGTTGCGTATTGCTCTACTAATATTAAATATCTTCTTAAATCATGTATGTCGTCCATGATACCTTCTGGTCTTGTATCATTTCTTATCGCAGAGAATATATCAAAGTTAGTGCATCTAACTTGGTTCTCTATCCTATCCCATTTACGAGCCAGCATCATAAAAGCACCAACACCGCCACGCTTACGCCAACTATTGCCATAACTTTTCTCTGCCTCTACAAGCTCGTCTACATCTTGTTCAACTATGTCTAGCATTTCTTGGAATTTTTTCTGCTTTTTCATATGCCTCCATACTCCTCTATAAGTTTACCGAGTAAATTTGAACCACGTTTATTTAATTCTTGATTCGCTAAATACTCGACACCATTACTAAATACCATATTCATGTTAGTATTACCCATTTTTCTTTGACGCATACAGAAAAATAACAGTTCAAACATGTCAGCTTGTTTAAATAAAAGAGCTTCTTGTTTTCCTAATACACTGTCATACTGGATATCTAACTTCTCTTCGTAATTTGCTTCTATAATTTTTAACATAGTTATCAGCTCTGGGTTATCCCACTTTACAGGTGCGGGAATGTCTCCTGTGTACAACTCTGCTACATCATGGGTGAGTGCCTTCATTATCGCTGTCTTACTTATATCAGGCTCTAAATATTGTAGTATTATAGCCACACCCCATGAGTGAGCACCTACTGACTGTTCGCCGATAGTTTCTAGCGTGTGATACCTTTTTATTGTACCGCCACGCACTACCTCAAATAAATTATCTAGACTGTTCATATCTATACTTTGACCTTGGTCGACCTTGACCCAGTCTTACTCTCTCATATTTATCAAACTCACACAAGCAATGCTCTATTTCTCTCATCTCTAGTGGAGGTAGTGCTGGGTCTATATAATCACTAGAGACATCTAATAGTTCTTTCATCTCTGCAGTTAATTGTTCTTTCTTTATACTGTGCTGTAAATCTCTATTGTGTATTCTATTAAGTCCGCGTTTAGCTCCTGGACCAGCATTAGCCCATGTCATAATATCTTTAGCGTTTTGTAAATGCTTTGTAAACCTCAAATCAGTTACAACCTCATACGCCATAAAACCACTAAATCCAGCATAAGGTAAATACTCTTTCCAAGTTTTTTCTAAACTGTCTTCGTAAAGTTTAGGAGGGTTATCGAACAAAGGTGTGAGTATTTTATCTATGGTTTGCTCTACCTTAGTTCCACCTAATGTACCAGTAAGCATATACGCACCTGTATACACTTTCTTTTTACGATCCATTCTATCTTGCATTATAGCTTTTACACGTGTAGGATTCCATGACTCTGGGAAACCTATCGCTTTTAAAGTTGGTGGGTGGTTTATTTGACGTGCTACAGACATCGCGAATGGTAAATGAGGGTGGTCTTTATATGGTTCTCTCCAGTTTTTCCTTATCCATATAGTAACTTTATCTAACTCTCTATAAACATTACAAAAACTATATGTCTGTAAGATCTTATCTTGAGTCCAAGGGAATGTTTTCCCATCTTGACGTTTTAAATATATAAAATGTCTTTCGTCTATGTAGTCAAAGAACCTACGTGTATTTGATACCATTCTGGTACTCCTCGTTTAGTCCACTTAGCGAAATGTTTTTCGCCTATATAATAATTACGATACGCTGATATAGGATCGTCAACAACTTTATACTCATCTGGCATACATTGAGGATGTTGTTGTAATCCTTTACTTTTTATGTTTGGGTTAGGTAACGAGAGCACGACGTCAGCAGACTTATGATTAGTATCTCTTTCATACCGCCAACAAAACTCTTCGTTTAAGTATATAGTTAAGTCTTTTAACCACAGCCAGTTATCAAGACTAGCTCCAGCCCATAGAGTACAAGGGTGTTTAGCATGTACAGGTAAGTAAGGAGCCTCTTCACCGTTAGACCACATAGCTGTACACAGCATTTGAGCAGACTCGAGTATCATTTTAGATACATGTTTATCACAGTGCATTTGAGCACAGCCTTGTATTGTTTTATCTAATTTAAAAATATTCATGTCTGTATTTTACTTTACAAGTAAAGGGAAAGTATAGGATCGTGGTAATAATTTTAAACAAACAAAAACTCCTTCCTAGTTCTTCCTTGCACTATATGCAAATTACTCTTAGTTCTAGTAACTCCGACATAAAATGCACGGCACTCATTATCTGGATTATTGTATAGCTCTTCCCAAGTTTTCGTAGCTAAATCTGTAAGTAGAACAACATTATCTGCCTCGCCACCTTTTGCTGCGTGGATAGTGTTCAGTTTTATTTTAGAGGATACTAGGTTTTCCCCTCTGCGTAAACAAGATATTAAATATTCTCTCTGTGTATTACCTATAAGATCAAATGATTCATGCCATATACCGTCTACTAATAAACCGTAGTTTGCTTTTAAATTTTCTATGCTTAACTGAGCGTCCGCATTTACCGTTTTAAGCGTCTTAAAACCTTTTTTAATACCTGTACCAGCCTTCATATATTTAAGGATTCTACGTATCCTTTCCGCACTGATCTTATTACCTTTTCTCAAGTGTTCCCAATCTTTTATAGCAGTCACCAAACTTTCAGATACAGATGGTTTATTATTTTTCTGAAAAACTCTACCACTAAGTTTGAGATAGTTTTCTACATTATTCAATAGATAATTATTTCTTGCTAAAAACAACCACTCACCGTCTGATAAATCAACATGCTCAAAACTGGTGTGGTACGAAACACTACCCTCTTCTACTTTAGGCTCCCAGACTTTTTCTTTTCTGTTACTTATCCTACTCACAACTTTCAACGCTATATCGTGCACTTTTCTAGGTATGCGATAAGACTGTTTTAGATATGTGTGATTACCTTTTAAATTTATGAAGTGTTCAACATCTGCACCTGCCCATCTATAAATAGCTTGATCGTCGTCACCAGCGATATATACATGGTCCACACCTTCGGCTAACTTTTCTACACATCTCCACTGTAGTGTGGATAAATCTTGTGCTTCATCTATTATCAGTACGTCTAATTCTGGTTTGCCTTTTGAGGATAAAAACATTTCTAGCATATCAGTGTAGTCTATGAGGAAATATGCTTCCTTATATTTTGCATAACTCTTTACAAACCATTCAAAATGCATCCAAGATATATTAGAACCTGAATCATTCCATATTTCTCTTTGCCCCATACATTGATTACGAGCCATATTTTCTAGAAAAAGCATTCGGTCGCCTTTGCTAGACAGAGCCATCATATTTTCTCCATCCCAAGCTGAGTTTATACGCTCTCCTATGCTCTTACTAAAATTACGAAGATTACTTCGTGACATTACATCGCTTCTAGTCATTCCTAACCAACCATAGCAAAGTGAATGTAGTGTTCTAAAATATGTTAACTCATCTGGATCAAATCCAAACTTCACGACAGCTCTAGACAATGCTTCATTTGCTGCTTTCTTAGTAAACGCTATATAACCTAGTTTATCTGGTCTCACACCAGAGTCCAGATACTCTTCTACTTTATTTAATAGGTAGGTAGTTTTACCAGTTCCAGGTGGACCAAGTACAATGTTCCAAGTCACAAACTACTCTCTGTGAAGTTCTTAGTTTCTAAAGAGGTATTCTCTTCATCATACTTAAACTCTTTAATGTACCAGACATTAGTGCCTCTACCTTTTATATTCCAAAACTTATGCTCTGCTTTTAAATCTCTTAGCTTAGAAGCAATACGGTTAGTTTCCATATCTGTAAATCTATGCTTCACTAAATAGTCTTTTAAGTCTTTGATTCTAAAGTATGTTTTACCGTCTTCTGTGTACGGTTTGCCTAGTAGTATCTCGTCTCTTGTATTAGCTTGAGCCATGTCTGTGCAAAAAGATTCAAGTAACTCCATAAACTGACCTTCTATGGTGACGTCATCACTTACCTCTATAATTTCCATACCGCTGTCCATCAGAGTTTGTATCAGAGTTTGCCACGCTCTTTCTTGCATTTTAGGTGGCATCATATTAAGTATTTCCATGCAAGCTCTTTGAAACTTGATTTGATTCTGTAATTGCTCAGTAGTTAGTTCTAACCTTTTATCATCTATTGATAAAAACCATAACGGTGGTTTAGTGTCTAGTTTAGATAAACTAGAGAATGTAGGAGTAGCATTACTACCGCCTATACCGAACTTACAACCACGACACCTAGCCACATTACAGTAAGACCTAATAGGTTCGTCACTGCATTTATAGTTGTACTCTTTCTTTTTGAGTGTGCCTATGAGGGTTATAACTTCTTGTGCAGGTAGTGGTGGTTGAACATACTTACGGTTGTATTCTTCTATTTCAGTTTGCCATGTTTCGGGTGTAGACTTTTTAAGGTAAACCCCAACATTAAATAAACCATTGTTCCTAGTACCTTGTGGAAAACCTTGCTTGAGTAATACTTGTAAACAAGGTGGACCATCTTTTATATCATCAAGTGTAGGAACTTCTAGCTCTACTAATTTTTCATAGTCTAGAGATCTCTCTTCTACAAACTCTATAAATTCAGATACTGTTAGTGCGTCTCCTTTAGAGTCATAACCGTACCTTAAAGATTCATCGCCTTCAAAATATGGCATGTTTAACCATGAACCTATATCTCCTCTATCAACTAACACCTCTCGTTGTTTAGGAAATATTTCAACACCACCGTAACCTAAGCCAGCAGATATCTCTCTTAATTTATCTTGCATATCTCCAGCAGGTGCTTTATCTTTTAGGAAACAATATACATGAGCACCACCGCTCTTGCTTCTACATACAACTAACGGTAGTTTAAATTCTTCTATTTTTAATACTAACTTCTTTATGTCTAGTGAGTATGTATCTATATCTATTGCACCCCACTTTACATGATTCTCTTCATCAATAGGTACTACACCCAGTCCACGAACACCATCTATATGGTCTTTCCAGTGTTTAACACTAGAACCCATAGTCTTTATAGTTTTAGCAATACCTTGTTTTTTCTGACCGACTGATGTGTTGTTTACTATAAAACTACCATGAGCACGGGAGGATCCGTAGAATATATCATGTAGTTTTTGTGCTGTGTCCAACCAAACGCTCCCTTTGCGTAATTTATCGAGACCCTCTACTCTCCTTTACCTAGAAAAGAAAGTAAAGGATCGTCGATAGTTTAAATTAAAATGGTGCTTCGTCAGGTGATGCTGTCGAGGCGGGTGGTGCGTCCACATTCACAGTTTCAGCAAAACCTTTTGCTATCTCATATAAATGTAGCTCATCTTCTTCAATGATGCCCATTAAGTCAATGTTCCAACCGAACCAAGTACCACGGTCGTTGGACTCTTGTACCGTAGTTAGTTTATACTTATGACTGTATGAAGGCGGTGTATATACATTACCCTCACTACCTTTTAGTTTGATACTAGACATAACAGAGTTCCATGTACGAGACTTCTTCAACTGTGTGTTAGCCATCGGTATCATAACTTGTTGAAACGAGTCACCTTCAATAGTTAAAACATAATGCGTAGCTGAGGTCTGTATGTAATTACCGTTTGGCAATACATCTGCATACCTCTCATCTTTTTTAGTTTCAGCTAATATACTTGCGTCTGTGTGTTGATTTACTAAACCACCACCACTCTCGCGAGGTTGCCACTCTAAATACATACGCTTATATGCGACAGGTAATACAATCAAAGGGTTGTCCTCTGTGTACAGTTGTTTTGTAACTGTGTTTACTACGTCACCTGCTGCTGCGCCTTCGATATAACCGCCATCGCGTTTATTTACCTCTGGGCTAAGAGCCTGTAAGATTTTTAAACGAGGTATCGTGAGGTCATCTTGACTAACATTCTCAAGACCTTTACCTGAATCTACCTCAAACGAAGCTCCTAAACTAGCGAGAGCTGTTGAAGTTTTCTTAGCTACTTGTTTATTTTCACTTTTTACTTTTTCTTCACTCATTATTTATTTACCTTAGTTTTTTGACCTATATAGACATTAAAGGCATCCAAGGGTAGGTCGTTCCCTTGTTCTACCTGCTCTCTGACAAGAGCTTTCAAAGTCATAGGCTCTACCCACTTCTTTTGAGTAAGTGTGTGCCCATCTTTTTCTAGCTGTGCCATGAGTTCTTGCGCTAATTCGTCTTCACCTCTGCCGAAGTTAGCTGAAACTGTATTCTTGATAACGTCACCTAATCCATTACTTTCAAGCCAGTTAAAACATAATTCTTTATTTTCAGGAGTTATCCTAGCTGAGTAGTATGGTTGAATAGATAATTTTGTTCCGTCAAGCAACTTAAACTCACTTATACCGACCTCTCTTAATTTATCTGGTATAGTCTCTTCACTTAGTTTTTTATAATCTGCTTTTAAGTGTTTAAGTTTTTGTTCCTCGATCTCTATCTTTTGTTCTAAGTCTGTTAACTGTGATCCTAACGAACCGATATCTGCTAAATCTTTGATCTTTATTTTAGTGTCGTTCTTTGCGTCTTCCTCGAACATTTGTTCAGGTGGTTTCATGATACATACCTCTTTATAATTAGTGGCGATGTGTCTTAGTCGAGTAGGGTATCTACGCACCTAAAGGTGAAGTGCTATGTAGTTATCTCGACCTGTTTTTATGGTAAGCAAAATAGTAAGACTTGAGGCAGCATCGCCGACTACCTGTCGCTACTACTAAATAGCCCTATTAGTATTATATAGAATTAAAATTAATAAAAGCACTTTAATAAAATATTTAAGATTCGCTAATAAGCTAATAATGTAAACTCTGAATCTCTCTATATTTAAGGTACTCAGATAGCTATTGACAAACCTATTAACCCCATATTACCTATATATAAGTAATACTAAAACATGATGCTAGTTATTTACTTAATATATACTTTATACTTTAAACTAACTTATATAAAGGAACTGAGTTGGAACAATTTTATTTTAAAACTAAACCTTATGATCACCAACTAGACGCATTAAACATATCTTATGATAAAGAAAAGTTTGCGTTATTTATGGAGATGGGTTGCGGTAAATCAAAAGTCGTTATAGACAACTTTGTATATTTACACAAGCACAATAAAATAAATGGTGTTTTAATATTAGCTAATAAAGGTGTGTATGATACATGGTACAGTAAAGAAATACCAACACACACACCAGATGATATAGAAATTACTTTAGTTAAGTGGTCAAACTCAAACTCTCAGAAAAACAAAAAGTTGTTACAGTCTCTATATGAAGATCCTAATAAACTTAGTATATTAGTTATGAACACTGAGGCATTGAGCACAAAGAAAGGTACACAGTTCGCTACTAATTTTTTATTTAAGTGTAAAACTATGTTTATTATAGACGAAAGTACAACGATTAAAAATCATAAAGCTAAAAGGACTGTGAACGCTGTACGCATAGGTAAGTACGCACATTATAAAAGAATATTAACAGGTAGTCCTGTAACTAAAAGTCCACTAGATTTATATAGTCAGTGTTACTTTTTAGACCCAGCATTACTAGGTTTCAGTAGTTACTATGCATTTAGAACTAGGTATGCCAATCTAGTAGAGAGTTCTGCTGGTGGTAGAACTTTTAAGTTGGTTACAGGATATAAAAACTTAGAAGAACTAAACCAACTTATCGGTAAGTTTAGTTACAGAGTTCTTAAAAAAGATTGTTTAGATTTACCAGACAAAGTTTATTTGAAACGTGTCATACAGATGACAGATGAACAGAAACGAGTCTATAAAGATTTACAAAAGAAAGCAGAGTCTTTATTAGCAGGCAGTAAAGTTACTATAACACATTTGATTACTCAAGTTATAAGACTACATCAAATATCCTGTGGTTTTATAAAATTAGATAACGGTGCTCTCACAGAATTACCTTCATACAGGATGGCTGAACTATTAAGCGTATTAGAAGAAGCAGACGGTAAGGTAATTATCTGGGCGAACTACAGACACGACATACAAAAGATAGAGAAAGAACTTACAAAGCTCTACGGTGCAGAGTCCGTGGGCACTTATTACGGTGACGTCAGTCAAGAAGACAGAGAAGATGTTATCAATAAGTTTCAAGATAAAGAACATCCTCTTAGGTTTTTTGTAGGTAATACGCAAACAGGTGGTTACGGTATCACACTGACTGCTGCAAGTACGGTAGTGTATTACTCTAATAACTATGACTTAGAAAAAAGGTTACAGTCCGAGGACAGAGCGCATCGTATAGGTCAAACAAATAAAGTTACTTATATAGATATAGTCTGTGAACGCACAGTAGATGAGAAGATAGTGAAAGCACTACGTCAAAAACAAAATATAGCGCAGACAGTACTGGGTGAAGAAAAGTGGAAAGATTGGTTACTATAAACCGAAAGTAGCCAAACCACCATAGTTCATCATCATACGACCACGACCTAATCTAGCTCTACGATTTCTTTCTACAGGGGACATTCTTGTTTCGTTCACTGCTGACAATGATGGCAATCCTGTTACTGGAGCTGGTACATTAAATCCAGACACTAACTCAAAATTAGTAGGCACTGGGTTTGGCTCAACCCTTGTACTCATCGGAGCATTCGCAGGTGCCATAACTCCACCGAAACCTATTGAAGCCTGTAGTTCTGCTAATCTTCTAGCAGTTTCTTCACGAGTGAGAGGTGGTGCGTTGCCTCTTTCTGCTGCACGCATCGCATCAAACTCAGCATCTCTTCTTGCTTTGTCTATGTCGTATTGACCAGATTCTGTATAGGCGTCTCTACCAGATTCAAAAGAAGAACCTGCACCACCGTATAAAGTTCTCATAGCGCCTGCTTTGTCTCTCGCCATTGCTGCATCATCCATTGCGTTAGTTTGAGCTGAACTTTGTCGTACTGTTTTACCGCCACCTTTACCTTGTGGCGTAAATTTAAACGGAGAGGAACTTCCTGCAGATTCAATTTCTGCAAGTGCAGCTTTAGATTGTTCATCTCCTTCTGCAGCTCTGGCTTTTATTATATCTACTAAGTCTCCTACAGTTCTGGTATTAGGATTAGGTGGAGGAGGAGTAGCACCTAAAGATCCACCTGCACCTACTTGAAAATCTTCTACTTCCATACCGTCAAACATCGGTTTTTCTGGGAAAAATTTATCTTTAATAAAATCATATCCTCTTGATATACCCATCGCAGGTAAACCAAATAAACCTATATCTGCACCTGTTTTTACACCTGAACCTATTTTACCTGCAAGGGAACCTAAACCGCCTAAAGAAATACCATCACCCCCACCGCCAGACAACACTGGCACAGTACCGCTAGGAACACTTGCGTATGCTTGATTAGCACCTAGACCACCTCCAGGTGCAACACTACCACCCATGTCGATTGCTGCACTTGCTGCTCCAGGAACACCATACATTGTTTCTTCACCTGTCAAAGATTCTGTAAGTGGATCTGTAGTAGGGTCGACCACAGCAGATTGTCCAGCGGATTGTAAATCAGGTCTATTAGCTAAGAAATTACCAAAAGTTTCTCTCTGCATATCGTTTAAATTAACTATATCTGGTATAAATCCAGGTGGATCAATTCTTGTTGGATTGTATAAGTCTTCCGCAGAGAAAGGACTAGTGTTTTTAAAGTTCTCCATGAAGTTACCACCTACAGACGGTAGTCCTTCTCTGGTTTCTATATTAGAAACTATGTCTGATAATATCCCCATTAATTACTGTATCCATATCGTAAAGGTATGGTCAATTTTCTAGTAACATGACCACCACGGTTTAATTCTAGTTCTTCTTCGGTTGCTATCTGTGCTCCAGGTTCTAACATCATTTCTAATCTAGTATCTTCAGACTGTGGCTCGTCGTCTTCTGGTGTAAACACTTCTCTACCTACCGCTCTTGCTAAAACACTTCTGTCAGTTGTGTTTAATTTTCTAGCATTTTTAATAGTTTCGTATAGAGTGTCAGGGTTTGTCAATAAATTCATAAACCTTTCTCTTTCAATATATGCTTTAGCCATTTTGACAGCAGTCAACATACGACCTTCTGTAGTGAATAGACCTACATAAGTTCGAGCACCTTGGTTAATTATATTGAACAATGTTGAATCTGCAGGAGAAAGTGAAGCAACATTGATATCGTCAAAACTTCTAAGTTCCTCACCTAAACCTTTTAAGTGTCTAGGAAACTCTTCACCAAACCACCCAGTTAACTGTGCTTCATAATCGTTTGCATATTGTATTAGTTTTCTACCACTGATAGTAGGTCTACCTCCTACCAACCTTGAAGTTTCTCCCACAGACTTTAACATATCATTCATGATATATCTTTTATATTGTTCTAGGAGTTCTGGTTTATTTTGTAATACTCTTCTAAGTCCATCAGTTACTGAGATTCTATCTTTGCTCCAACTAGAACTAAATATTGCTTCTGGACTGTCTGTTTTTACAATATTTCTTAGAACGTCTGATTGTTCAATAGCTGTTCTAGCACTTTCTAAATCTCTTAACTTATTATTAAAAGATCTAATAAACTGTGCGGGAGATATAAATTCTGCAAGTTCTGTTTCATCAAAAAATCTTTTTAATATTTTACCGTTTTTTCCCATCCACTCGTCATACTCTCTACCACCTTTGGGTCTCAGTAACCCGTCAGGAGCAGTATCGTCTACAACTTTAGCGAAAAAGTCTCCTCGAAGACCTTGTCTCATAGCTTCAAATGCTTCTACATTTTCTGGATCTAATATTTTATTCAGGTAACTTGTATCTTGGTTATTACGAAGGACAGTGAGTAACCTGTCGTATGCTTCTTTATCACCTAACTGATATAAGTCAGACCCTTGTTTTTGCATGTCTGTTATTTGTTTTATAACATTACTGTCAAACTCTGCGTCTGCTTGTTTGTATGCATCTTCTGCAATAGAGAAAGTTTTAAAAGCCTCTGGGTTTTTATTCCTTAGTGCATTGTTACGGATCTCATCCATACCGTCTCGTATAGATATTAAATCTGAAAAATCACCGCCTTTTGAAGCAATACTATTTATACTGCTCTGTAACTGACGGATGTCTCCTTGAAACTGTTTAAAACTTTTATTAGTATTTATAGTATTTTTTAAACTTGTCGCTATATCCAGTACTTGTTTATTCGGTAACCCACTTTCGCTTTGGGTTTTTATAATTCTATCCAGAGTTTTATTTAGAGAAGAATAATTGAAAGGTTTAGCATTACCTTTAAACCCTGCTTGTTTATAAGCAGTTTCATAGTCTAAACCAACTTTGTCGTATCTAGCATTTTTTAAATTTACAACAGAATCACGAAGTTGTTTACCTGCTTCATCTGCAGGTAATCTATTGTTCGATAGATTAGTTAAGACCTCATTAGCTGTTGAGTCTAAATCAGCTATTTTTTGATCTATTGGTATTGTTTGCCTAGCTACATCTTCGGCTACTGTTTCTTGTATTTCTCGACCAGTTTCTTGTCTTGTGTACAAGTTTGCAGCTTCTTCTGCTTGCTCTCTTGTGACTCCTTGTGTTTCTATTAAGTTGTCTACTATCCTAGTAAACAGTTCTCCTTGATCTGCATATTTTTCTCTCAAAATTCTACCGAAAGGAGTGTCTCTATTAGCTTCGTTTCTTAAAAATTGTTCTAAATTTACTGCACCAGGAACATCATCACCCATTAAAACTTGAGGAGTAGTCAAAAATTTAGTATCCACAGTTCCTTCTTTTCTTAATCTTTCGTAAGCTGACATAAATTCTTCTTCATCAATAGGTACAGCACCTAATCCCCTACCCATATACATTTTATACAACCTGTATCCTAATCCTCCAAGACCGCCAAAAGCAGCAACTAGACCAGCTTGTTTCATAGCTTCTGAGTTTTTATCAAAACCTTGAGGGAGATAACCTTTATTATCTAACTCTTCGAGTTTTTTCATTCTGTACACATAAGATCCTAATGCTTCTGTCATTATACCTACTGTAGCACTTCTAGTGACACCTGCTGCAGCTAATCCAGGAATAACCTCAGCAGCAAATGGTTTCATAAATGCTGTAAAATCCCCCATGTTCATTCCAGGAGGGTTTACTGGTCTAGGTTTACCTGTGAATGGATCATTAAATATATACTCATTTGTATTCGGTTCTACTCGAACATCCCAGTTAAAATTAGGGTTAGTAAATCCTGCTTCACGATAGTTATCTTGTAGTATTTTTGTTATAGCGTCTGGACCAGCTTTAGGGTCGTTCCTAACAGACTCAGGTAGAAACTCAAAATCTTCAATAGCACTGCCAGGAGTAGCTTCGGCTTCAAAGTCTACACCACTGTATTGCGCAAGAAACTGAGGACTCATACGAGATACAAAATCTTTTGTTATTAAAGGATCTCCTGCTAATATTCCTTTCTCTGCTGCCTCACGAACATCAGTTGAAAGTTCTGAGGTAGGTTGATAAACTCCAGGAAAGTTTATAGGTTTATATCCGTACTTGCTTAGTGCATCTATTTGAGGTTGTGTAAGACTGTCTTCATTAGTAGCTAGTCTATTGTCTAATACTTTGTCAACCCCTTGTGGATCGAGTAAAAAATCAATTGTACTTTGATTTATTTGACTCATTGATCAATCCCTCTAAGTTTTACATACTCTAAAAACTTCTTGTACTGTTCTGGGTAATTAGTTCGATATGTAACAGCAAGAGTGGGTTGACTACTTAATCTTTGTAAAAGTTCTTCATTAGTCATAGTACCTATACCGCTTGGATCACCAGCTGTAGAAGGTAAACCACCTACTGGTGCGGCACTTACAGGAGCGTTACTGATAGGTCTTCTATCTCTTCTTTTTACTAAATCTCTATATGTCGCTATGTTTTTATCACTACCTCTACTTATAGGGATAGTGTCGTATCTGTTTAAATTTTCTTCTGATAGCACTTGGTCTATAAACCTAGTTTTTACAGGTTGATATGGATTATTTGGAGTCTCTCGTAAACTTGCTTCAAATTTTGCTATTTCTTCTGGACTTATGATTGTTGAGTTATTGAATTCTTGAATCCCCATTACAAGACCGTCGTATTTATCTACCGCACCTTCTACTAAATCATAGACCTGTTGTTCAAAATCATCAAAAGTAGTGGCGTTTGCACCAGCTCGATTAAGGAATCTTTCTATATCTCTGTCGGATATGTCTCGACCTTTTTGAGCATCTAATGCTGCACTTTGTAATGCGAGAGTGAATATTAAATTTTGTACTCTTTTAGTGTCAAGACCAGAATTTTTTAAGAAACTGTAAAGACCAGTATCGTTAAAAGTATTATTAAACTGATTTCTAAAACTATTGAAATTTTTAATTTCCTCTCCTGGATCTCTTTTACCGTTACCGTTCGCATCGTTGTAAAAATCAAATTGACCTCGATTAAATATATCATTTAGTTGTTCAAGCTGACCTATAACATTTTTACCGAACTGCGTTAGTCCAGTAGTTGGGTTACCGAAAGTGACGTCTTGATCTCTAGCCCTAGCGTCTTCTATTATAGCGAATGTTTTATCTACTGTGTTTAAAATCTCTCTTGTCTGACCATTGACTTGTTGTATTTGAGCTTCTATTCTTTTTCGTTCTTCATTAGCTTGTTCAGTAGTCAAGACACCAAAGGCATTAGACTGTGGTCGACCTTTTTGGAAAGTAAACTCACCGTTAGCTCCATAAGTCATTTTAAAACTTTCGTCTATGGGCATTAAATGTTCATATCCTTCACGAGGAGCACCGTTTTTACCACCAAATAAATTGCGCTCTAGTGTAAACTCAGGTTGCCCAGTGAGTGTATTCATAACTGACACTATTTTAGCTGTACCAACTTTAATCGCTTGTGCTCCTGGATTGTTTTTCTCCCACTCTGCGAGCTCAAACTCTGTCATAGACATTACTTTATCGTCTACTACATATTGGTTTCTACCTTTCATAGCATCATGTCCAGGGACAAGTATAAATCCTTGATCTGCTAATCGTTTAGCAGTTACTTGATTAAGTAAACCTGCTCTTGCGCCTGCTGATGGATCTGGTCGACCGTCTCTATCTTCATCTGCAAATATTGAATATGCTTTCATTTCACCTGAGTATGGAACTGCTCCAGGAGTCATACTTACTTCTTGATCAGTTAAAAACACAGGGAACTCTTGACCAGCAATAGTGTATGGTTCTCTTTTAGCTTTTATTAAAGATGTTCTTAAACTGTTTCTATCTTTAGCACTAGCTAATGATAGATTAGCAGAAAAGTCTTGTATTCTTTTCGCTTTATCGATGTCAATACTTGCCATTGCGTCTCGATATTTTTTCTGCTCTTTAGCTGAACCACTGGCATAGTTCAAAAATGCATTTGATAAAGCAGTACCCCAGTCATCGCCTTTAGTGCCTGAGTTTATTAAGGCAGCACCAGCAGCGAGATAGGGGAGTGCTTTGTCGGGTTGGGGAATTAAATCTTTAATTTCCTCTGTGTCTAAATATTCTTTAAATGCGTCTAGGTATATTTTATTAGCTTCTTGCTGACTTTCAGTATCTGTTCCGTAAAACTTTTCTATTTGATCCATAGTATAAAAAGTGTTTACAGCACTTTGAGTTACGTCTTCACCGTCTCTTTTAACTGTTCCTAGAGCCATCGCTTGGTTTAGTTTATCTACAAACGTCATCTCATCTTCTGACTTTTCGTTCTCGATGTCGAGTGTATTGCTCAGTGTTTTAGCTACTTCTTTTTCTACTCGTGTGTCAGTACCTAACCCTGCCATTTCAGTTATAGTGCTGTCCATACCTGAATTAACTATACCAAAATTTTGTTGACTCGGTAAATTATTTGCAACTCTGACTGTATCAGCCAACATTGCTTCTATAACTTCTGGAGGTTGAGCAGTTATTTGAGATATCTGGTCCATGGACATTCCGCTCTTGGCTAAATCAATCACTTGACTACGCATCGGGAACATTAAATTTGCTGGTCTTGACATATCTACACCAATGGTTGATTACCTTGTAAAGCACCGTATGCAGCAAGAGCTGTACCTATTCCTTGCATAAGTGGGTTAGAAGGATTATTAGCAGAAGTTTGAGTCATCGTTGTACTGCCTAAAACAGGAGCAAAACTTGACGCTAATTGACCTGCTTGACCGATAGTTGTCATTGGTAAGTTGTATGCTCCTACAAAATTACCGTAGTCTAGATCTAGTCCTCGTTGATCTAATCCTTGCTGCATACCGCCAGCACCATACAATCTAGCTATGTCTGTACCCATCAATCCAGAAAGTGCACCCCCTAAATTACCTATCTGAGCACCTAAGTTACCGCCTAACTGACCAGTCTGTGCTGCCATGCGGAAAGCATCTTTACCAGCACCACCGTATAGATTACCTAACGCACCACCTAATGCACCTAAACCACCAGCAGCAGACCCCATCAATCTTGCTATATTCGCTTGTCTACCTTGCTGACGTTCAAAAGAATCCGAAGCTAGTTTCGCTGCACGATCTTCTGCTTGCATTCTCAAGCTACCTATACCTTGCATCGCGCCTCTGGCTATATCTTCTCTAGATCTACTTCTTTGTAGTCCGCTTCTATCACCGAACCCTGCGCCTTTGCCTATTGCTGTAGCTCTATTAAATATATCTGTTTCTGCTAATCTTCTTGAGACATCATCAAGTGCTTGATCTACCACTTGATCTTGATATCTGTTAGAAAACTCTGATATATCGTCAGCTGAAAAACCTTGCATAGCACCTCTACCAAGATCTACTGCATCACCTAACAGACCTACACCTTCTTGTATCGGTGCTGCTCCTTGAGACACTGCTTCGTTTAGTAGTCCTGTACCAGTGCTTAGTCCTCCAGTGACATCAGCTAACGCTCCCTCTGTTATTTCTTCTGCCCTACCTAGATATGGACTATACGCACCGACTCCTTCGGTTGATAACCGCATCGCTTCTTGTTGTGCTGGTGTGAATCCTGCTATTCTTTCACCTTGATATGTGAATGGGTTAGCACCAGCTACTCCGAAGCCCATCATTTTATTATATAAATCTTGATTCAACAGAGGCAAGATACCAGGAACATTTTGTCCTGGAACACCGCTAAAAAATTGACCTAAAAAATTAGGTGGTAATACCTCCGACCTTTGAAATTGTTCTTCGACTGCCATTATGCTCTTCCTAGTCCCATACTCATTGCTTTGTTTTCATTAAAATTCATAAACTCATATAATCGTTCTATACCTTTATCGTGATCTCCGTCACCTATACCTTTGACACTTTGTTTAGTGAGTACAAACTCACCGTCAGCTAATTTAGCATTGATTGTGTCTTCATCTCCCGATCCCTCAGGATCTTCTACGTCACCGCCTGTTTGTCTTAAATCAATCTCTTCTACGTTACCCCCTTTATTGAACGTAGGGAACATTAAATTAACATATTGATCATTATCGCCTGCAGCCTCCCTGAAAAACTGTGCTACAGCAGGATCTAATGAAGCTATTGAAGAAGTTGGTAGGTCAGTAGGCATAAAACTTGCTTGATTAGTAGAAGAACCTTGTACTCCTCTATATTGAGAAGGAGTCACTGCTGGCGTAAGTGGATTCTGTAAATACCCACCTAACGCACCGCTAGGAGCAGGCATACTTATAGTTGTTTCATCTGGGTTAAATGCGCCCATAGCTGTTAATGCTGTAGCACCTGCACCTATTTTTTCTAAAGCACTTAAATCTTTAAATCTGTCACCTAGTTTAAACCCTTCTGGTAGTGTAGCGTCTGTAAATGCTGCTCTTCCTGCTGCACCTATATCTTGAAATATACTGCCTATACCTTCTCCACTGCCAGGAGTTGGAGCACCTATATTACCTTTAGACAACATAAAATTTTCACCGAAAGGATTAAGTGAACTTATACCTTCACCGAAAGTGGTTTCTCCGAAAGTACCGCCTTGTATTCCTGCACCTTGCGCGATATTACCGCCAACATAAGAAACTGCCGTAGACTGAGCTATATCTTTTCTGTTACCACCTGCTGCAGCAGTACCTAATCCACCACCTATCGCAGCACCTCCAGGTCCACCGATAGCGTATCCTACAACACGACCTACGGTCGGTGCTATTTTTTTAAGAGTATCACTTAGCCAACCGAACTCAGGAGCACCAGTTATTGGGTTTATAGAGTTTTCGTAATGACCTACTGTATATCTGTTAGGATCTGTTTCGTGTCTCTCAAAAGCGTCGAACAGTGCTCGCTTTAAAACTGGGTCAGTCGCTATCGGTCTTGGCAAGACCATTTCACCAGTAGAAAGGTGACCAATCATAGTGTCTCCAAACCTACCGTGTATAGCTATACTTTCGATGCCTGATAAACTCATCTAATTAGTTTACCTCTTTTTAATTTAATTGTATATTCTAAACGCCAACTTTCTTCTGTGCAGCTTTGTGAGCTTGTGTAAAAGTTTTTCCTCTATTCATCATAGCTGTCATACTTTTCATATGTTTAGGGCTGTGATGTTTAGCATGTTTTCTCATCGTTTCTTGCTGTCTAGCAGTCAATTTAGAAACATCTGCACCTTTAACCATGACTTTTTTCTTAGCTTTTTTCTTAGCTACTTTTTTCTTAGTTTTTTTCTTTTTAGGTCTACCTACTTTTGAACCGTATGTTCCTTTTCCTCTTGGCATATTTATGCTCCTTTATACATTTATTGTTGTTGAACCGTTTAGTTTCAGTGTAACTTTACCTACATTAGCCACTGCTTCAAAACCACTAGGTGTTGAAGGTGTTGAAATATTTTGCCAGTATAACCCTTCATAAACTTGTAATGCACCAATGTCCGTGTTCCATACTATACTGCCTTCGTTAAAATTTGCTTGATCTCTACCAGCTGTTGTTATTTGTCTTATGTTATCTGTGTCTATCTCACCTAAATTTAATTCTAATACTCTGACTAAACGATTATAAGTTTCTGACTCAACCGTATCTGTAACAGAGATAGGTAGACGAGTTTGTAGTAGTCTACTCATCTTCTACCATCTGGTCTAACATCTAAACGAGTAGCACCTAATCTCCATCCTGTAGCTGTGTTACCACTTACATTATCATCATCAGACTCTACTCGTATCACCGCTTGTCTTCCTCTAGCTCGTACATCTGCTTTTGAAGTTGTTCCTGTTATTGAGCTAGTGCTGTTAGTAGTCAGTGTTTCTCCAGGAGAGTTACGAGTTTTTAAAACTAAGTTAACAGCGCCAGAAGCATTCTCTAAGAATTTAAAATCTGGTATTACTTCTTTTATAAAAGCAAACTGTTCTCCGTCAGCTATGTCAAAATCACTCGACTCTATAAATACATTAGTCATAGGGCTACCGTCATCGTCATAGCCTGTTTCGTGTTCGTATATAAATCCCGCACCTGTCGCTCTGGGGTACGGTTCTACACCTGAGTCTAGCCAAGCATGTCTTACTAATTCTCCATATGTCCAAACATTTTCTGCGTAGTTATAAACTACATATCTGTCTATCTCGCTACTACTAGCCGAAGGATAAAACCAACCAACTTCATCAAATTGAGTGTTACTAAACCCAAACACTTTAAATACTTGAGAACTATTAAAATCATCAAACACATAACTCAACACACTACAAGGTAATTTCTTGACACTACCAGTGTAAGCGTAGAAGTTATCGTATCCCATCCAGAACACACCATTAGGTGCACTAACTGCTGCTTTTGGTGCGACCAGACCTGTTGTTTCACTGATTAAATTTATGCCGAAAGTAAACGGTGGTCCGATAAACTGCATACTGTATAGAGAGGTATCTGTCCAGACTAGAATCTCTTGCCTTGATTTAACCCCACCTATAATAACACTACCAGAAGATAATCTTAAACTACCTGCTGTGTTCGTACTCAACGGTTCAAAATCTAGAGGATTTTCTTGGTCGCTAAATGATATTAACATCGGGTCAACTACCCCACTTCTAGCATCACCTTCTATCGGATCTGAGCCTAGCACTATAAGATGTCTATCTTTCTCTGAAGTAATTACCTGTAAACCTACTGTTGGAACTAGAATCGCTCCTGTAGTAGTTGCTAAATTTTTCGCTACCACAGAAGTTCCATCGTTTTCTATCCACCTGAACACTGGTCCACCTCTGGGACAAATCATTAAATCCTCACCGTAGTTATCGTGTGTCCATATTCTTAATTGATTAGAAAAAGATAGAGAACTGGCACTACCGAAACCTCCTGATCCCCATGGCTCTACTCCCCAACCAGTGCTCTGAGCGTAAGCATCTAGACCTACGTTTAATTGATATACAGCGTCTACACCAGACCCACCATTACCACTGTCACTAGCGTTTGCTGTAACTGTATTGCCGTCAGTGTCTTTAGCTACGATAGTGTAAGAGTTTGTGTTTACTATACTAGCCACTTGATATTCTTGATTTAATACTGACGCAGTAACATTACCGCCAAGAGAAGTAGCCTGTGCAAAAGTTACAAAATCATTTAAAACTGCTCCATGACTAGAGTCTGTAACTGTTATAACTGAGGATCCGTTTGTTGCTGAGAAAGTAATGCTGTTAGTAGAAGTTTTTCTGGTAGGAGTTATATTATTAAACTCGTTACCTTCTTGTACATAATATTTAAAAGTTGTTCCTAGTCCTAAGTATCTGGCTCCCGATAAAGCTACCCATCCGTGTAATGCTCTGCCTGTTCCTTCATATGTATTAGGACTTTCTTTTGCCCAACCGCCTATTTTTTGAGGTCTACCGTTTTTAAATCGTACGAGGTTAACGTCAAACCAACCCCCCTCATTATCGTAATCAGTTCCTTCTCTGTTTATTCCTGGACGAAATACAAATTTATTTAAAGGCATTTTACCCCTCTACCATCATATCTTTTAATCTGGTTGCTCTTGGTCCAACTTGCCTAGCCCATTTTGAATCTAACATTTGTACACCAGCTTCTTGCCAATCTGCTACTTCTACCGCTTTTAGAAATTTTTTAAAATTTAATAATCTACTAAGACCTAAATTGAAACACATATTAACCATCACTCTTTTTCTAACATCAGACAAGTTGTCATACCAATTAAAAGTTCTTTTTAATTCAGACACACAATTATCTATATCATTAGCTAATAAAAAATCAGACTCAGCTTCACTTATACCTACGTCTTCTAAATTTCTCCCTACCCCAATAGTCAGTTTATCTGCAGAACAGTGATACGGTTTAAATTTAACACCTTCATCTCTTTTAAGTTCTTCAATTAACTTCTGTAAGTTCATCTTTTTTATCCTCTACGGTTGGGTCGTTATCTCTGTAGTATTCTATTATAGCTAAATTTTGTCTGATGTAACGCTTTATATCGGCTATGTTATTTGACAAATTTTCATAACCTTGTGCAGTGAGAGAGTAGTAAGCAACAGCAGGTGCGTCACCTTTATCGTAATCTGTTATGTACTCTCTCATAGTTTCTGGGTTTAGTATTTTCCATTTAATCTCAGCAGGTGAGACTGCTTCTGGTAAAGGTGGATGATATAATGGGGCAGGTTTTTGAACCGTAATAATTTCTACTGGATCAACTTTAGGTGGTTTTGATAATACACTTGAACATCCAGTTGTGAATAGTAGGAAACTAATTAGTAATATTCTCATCAAACTGCCTCGGATTAGTTAAATCTACTAACTCTCTGTTTACTCTAGCTGTACCTTTATTGACAATATTTTCTACTAAACCACTTTTAGCTATTGCTAAACTATTCAAGTCATGTCTAGCGAAAGTGTTTCTTAACTTACTCACTTCTTTACGAGCTTCGTTACTCTGTTCAGTTAACTCTGTTATCTTTTGTTGACTTATTTTTTCTTTATCTAATTGATTCTGTAACTCTTTGTTACTTTGCTCTACTGATTTTTTCAGTATCTCTTGATTAGTTATAGCTACGTTTAACTCTATGTTTAGTTTATCTATTTTTGAGTTCTGCATGTTTATATACATAGCACTCGCACCCAAACTTGCGATTAGTAAACCACCTAAAATTATGTTTGTTTGTATGCCCATGTGTTTAGTTTAACCTAAATTAATCAATATTTTAACTACCTTGTTTAATATTGATGATTGATGAACTGCCACCATTGACACTCACTTGATTTACTTTACCTTCTTGTTCTATGCGAATGCTGTACGAACCGTCTTTTGATACCTGCATCTGTAAACTATCTTCAATCTGTCTTATAAATTTAACTTCACTATCGGATACAAAAGTGTTTATTTGTGTATCACTATCGTATCCTACACTTGTGCCTCTTACGCCATCAGCAGATAAAGCTCTATCTGCTTTACTAAGTTCATCAACCTCTTGTATAACATCTAGTAAATCTTCTAAAAAATTTGCAGCGAGATAGTCTATATCAAGTTCTGTATATTCTAGGTCATCTTGTTCTAGTTCATCTGTATCTAGCTCATCAAACTCTAAAAAATCTATATCTAATATATTTTCTGTATTAGCGGTGGCTTCTTGCTCGCCCTCTAAATCTCTAGCTTGAGGAGGATTTACTATCAACATGTTATCAATCATGTCTACTGTTAAATCAAGAATAACAGCAGGAGTAGGTGAAGTTTCAAAATTATACACAGTTGTTGCTTCATATGGTCTATTAAGTATTACCTGCCCTAAAGCAGTATCTACAACTATCTCGCCACTAGCGTCTCCATTCTCGTCTGGTAATAATATCACAAGAGTTTCGCCAGTTTCTTTTACCGTAAGTGTGAAATCTGTGCCTCTGATTCCTATCGTGGCTGAATTAGTTCTGACTGTTATATTATCTTTAGGTATGCGTGGTTTTTTACTGGATATAAATCTACCAGTTCCTTTGACAAAGTTCAAAGCCATACTTGATTTACTGGGGTTGGGATCAAATACAAACTTATCAATTATCACATTGCTGTGTTCTGTAAGACGTATAGTTGTCTCATCTCTGAACGTAACACCCATACGACCGTTAGCTGTTTCCAGTTTGTCCATAGAGTTTAATGAGAAATTAATCTCACTTTCGTATGGTTTGTCTCGTACTACTCTTGTGTTACCGTTTAACTCTGTGATATTACCTATATCAACATCCAACGCTTGTGCCTTGATCGTCTTGGTTAACACACACAGTGCCATTACTACCATCAGAAGTAATGCGTAACCAATCGTTGTCTTGCGTAGACTGTTGATCAACAGTAAACGACCTATTACTACCGTCGTGCTCAAGTTTAAAGTATCCACCTGCATATCCGTCTCCGTCATAATTCACAGTATTGCTATCACCATCAAGATCTATGTAGTTTGTAGCAGAGTCTACATCTAAATCAATATTAACTGTGTTACTTGAACCTTGTACAATAGTGTCTATATCTGCACCACTAGCTAAAGCATTGGTAGCCAAGTCTAATGTCATGGTATTCGTAGACCCATCCACGTCCACATTTACATTACTGTTATCTGCCGAGTTTGAGTTACCAGGATCTACTTGTATCGTAAAACTATTTGTATCTCCATCAAAATCAAACAATCCTGTAAATGTATCTGCATTGATATCGCCTAACATCTTGTTATTATTACCTATTTGATTTACATCTAATGTCATAGTTGCACCATCAAGGTCAAATGGAGTCATACTACCGTGTGCAGATTCTAGCCCACCTATGATGTTACCACTCCCTAATTGCTCAAGATCTATATTCGCTGTAGCACCAACTTGATCTACATAGATTTCATTATCGTCTGCATTTAAAGCCACAGACAACACTAATAAACCTAGTAATAATACTAACGCTGTTCTGTTAAATTTACTCATCATATCTCCAGTACCCTTTTTTTACACCTGTTTTAATTATTTCTAACACTCCTTCTTCTATCGCTTTTTGTAACGCTATTGATGTGCTTTCATTTGCCGACACACCCCCCTCTACCTCTATGAGTCTTGTTCCTTGATCTATAAATCGAAACAGATCTTGTGACAAACCTACAGATAGAATATTTTTAGAAGTTAACACTTCTATTAATACTTCTCCTGTAGATACAGATACTAATCTCAAACTAATCGTTATCAAATCTTCTCTGTACTCTTTACTAGAGCCGATGCCGAGGTAACGAGCACCTAAACCACCACTCTTTATATTAGTATCATAACTCAAAACTCCTCCCTGTACTAAAAGTCCAGCAAAAAGTAATGGTTTTACAACACTGTCTTCTTCAAAACTTTCCCTAGTAGAGCGTATTATTTGTCTCTCTTTAGTTAAACTTTCTAACCCTACCCTCTCTACTACTTTAAAAAATTCGCCCTCTGCAGCGTGTTTCAGGGCTCTAATCAAGTAAGCCTCTGGAGCTTGTGTTATAGCTGTACTAAACAAAGCAAACTCACCGTTGCTTTTCCTTTGACCTGTGTGATCTCTAAAACTGTTAGGATATATAGCTATCACTGGTTTTCTTTTAGAAGGCGGTGTATCTTTCAACTCTTCTGACTGTAAAGAAAGTATAGAAGAGCTCTGTATAACTACGTGTGGGAAACCACTACCCTCTAATAAATTTTTAGACGCGCAACTAGAAAGTAAAATCGCCAATAGGCACAGTAATAACTGTCGTCCCACCTGTCTCGTCTGTGATCGTGAGAGAGATAGTATCGTTTTCAACAATGTATTCAATAGTGTTGCCCTCTAGTGTTAACTTACCTTCTGTTTGTTTAGTTTCTCCAAACAACTGTTCTACCATTTGTCTGCTTAGTTGCGCATAGATCCTACTCTCTAAATTTCTTATAAATCTAGCGAGTGTAGTATTATCTGCGTCTCTCGCTAGTTCATCTTGATACGCTTGTATCTCGTCTTTTAATGCCTGTTTTCTAGTTGCTTCTTGATTCTCTATCGTAAGATAATGACTAGATGTATTTATTCCAGAAAAACTAGGACTTTTAAATTTAAAAGACATTTCGTCAGAATACACTGGAAACGATAATAATAATATTAAATAATTAATCTTTCTCATCATCTTTCAATCTGTTTTCCTCTTTTAACTCTAAAACAGTATTCACCTTTTGTTGTAATCTTATCATATCTTGGTCTAATAAACGTAATTGATCAGTAAGTCTAATAATAGTTACCTTCATTTCTTGTACAGCTGGATCTATCTTCTTTGTGATTGTTTGCCAAACAAAGAAAACAAAATAACCCAGCCCTACAACCATCACTATCGGAAAACCAAACTCTGAAACTAACTTTACGATATCCATTATTTAAACTTCTTTTGTATATACTTTATGCCTGCGTATATAGATAAACCGTATATCGCAAATAAAGTTAAAGAACCAAATACGATTAGATAATCAGAAGGATATAAATATATAAGACCGAATAGACCGTCTACAACAGCTTCTGCGTCTCCGACTGGAGGTAAACTAATCTCTTCTTGCATCTATCTTCCCGTCTTCTACGAAATTTTCAGCTCTGGCTATTCGCTCTAAATCAGGAGATAGATTCAATGCACTTGATACGCTAGTGTCGATGCGTATCATGTCATTATTCATTGTTGCTGCTCTAGTAATGAGCATTTTAGATATGGCTTGGACTGTATTAATTTCACCTACTAAGGCATCCATCATTTGTTTCATAACGAGAAATATGAAATAAGCCATTATTAAACCACCAGCAACTGGTAGTCCTAAATCAGCTATTAATGCAAAACCTTGTTCCATTCATCCACCACCCCTTCTGTAACAATCGCCTCAAGAACTCCGACTATCATAACCCCTATGATGTCTGCCTCTCTATCTGCTTCTTCTCTATCTCTAGCTATTATCTGTGGTCCAACATATTCAGTTCCGTCTTCATCGTTTATTCTAGTTATAAAAATTTTCATTCTTCACCTTTGAAGTTTTTACTAGAACTTGCGCTACCTGCATATAGCCCGAACCATGCTGCTCCTGCTCCAACAATTATAGATATAAGACCAGACTGTTCTAAGTTAGGCTCTGGTAATTCCATAAACCACATAACAGAGTAATACAATAAAAATATATACACACTTAAAAACATACGAGGAAATATTCGCCAAGCATCCACCGCTCTAGCTAAATGAATCCATTTTTGATATGGGTTAATGCTCCGTTCGCTGTGGACTGTATCAACTTCAATCTCTAGCTCTATTTTCTTTTTGATATTTTCGTCCATTACTTCTTCGCTTTTTTCTTTTTAACTTTTTTCTTTCTCTTAACTCTTTTTACATACGCTTCGTTCTTAGCAGTTTTAGGATCATCTGCTACGTATCTGCCTTTTTTATCTTTGGCACGAACCGTTTCAAAAAGATTAGGAAAGAAAAAACATTTAATTTTATTCCATATACTCATGGCACTTTTCCTCTGTTATACAAACTTTGCAAAAACTATGGATACTAAAATGAATGGGTATACTGCCCATATCATATTTTCTAGTTTTTTGAATTTAGCAGAACCTTCATCAAGGCGTCTTTCGATATACTCATATCGTATAGCACATTCTCTTTCATGTGCTTCTATTTTTGACAAAGAGTCTTTTACTGTTGGCATAGTAAATTAGTGTACTATACCTTGTTTAAATTCACAAGCTACTGCTTTTTATAAGTGTGTAAGGAATATTTATTTTAGAAACATCTACGTTTTCAGGTCTGAATTTTTCAAATTTATTAATGAATAATACTGCTTCATCGTAGTTATTTTGTAGTTTTACCACTTCTTTAACAGGATAACCTTCTGCGTGAGTGTCTATTAATGTTGCATTTTGATAAGGATGTTCTCCTGCGTAAAGACAAAGCCAACCGCCAGAGTTACTTACGACTAACATTTTTTTCCTGTTTAACACATTGATAAATTCTTCTAAGTTATTTATAACATTACTCTTACACCACAGTTTTTGCTTACTGTGTTGTTTCACAGCTTCTATACTTTTACAATTAAACTTCGGCATCATAGTGATAACATTTTTATCTTTGGCTTTATATGACTCACTGTATAAAGCAATCCTTTTAATATTTTTATCTGTCTTTAACATTTTTACCGCATCATTTATTGTAGTTTTTTTAGCACGACCTATACTTATCACTGTTCGTATATCGTCTACGCTGTCACAAACAGCTTCACCGATACCACCGCTTTGCGTAATAAACCCTATGTCTCCTTTAGTTTCTTTGTTTAATAGAAACGTTGAATAGGTGTCGCAATGTATTCCCATACAGTTTGGACCAAGAAGTTTTGCTTTATTGTCTGTTAATTCGTAAAGCTGTTTTTCTACATCTGTCTCTAAATTATTGATAACTATTATGTACTTAGTGCCTTTCTTTAACACATTACTGACCTCTTCTAATATGTTAGGAACACAAAGTATGGCTAGATCAGGAGTTTCGGGTAAATCTAAGTATTTATCGTTTTTACCTACAAGATACAAGGGTACTTTACAGCTGTTATTCAAAGATTCTGTAAGTGCTGCACCCCAGTACTTACCCTCTTTCATAGCTTCATCTACTGTTTTGCTCGAGGATCCTAGTAAAGCCACAGATTTAGGATTAAGAAAAGTCATTGAATATATGTTTACCTATCTCTTTGTCATTGAATATATGTTTACCTATCTCTTTGTAGTACAATTCTTTAAAATTTATCTCTTGTATCAGCACAGGAGCTAACCCTGTTTGATTTGATATTTGATGTGCGTGTAGTCTTGCGTAAGGGAAAATAATATTAGGACAATCTACCGCTAGAGCTTCTTCGATTTGTTCTTTTTCTTCATAATCGCAGAGAGTAAATATACCGCTTTGAACAAAATTAAGTGTGTATAGGTGATTATTTTTATACATACACTCTATTTGAAACGAAAGATCTACCTCAAAAGATTCCTCTTCCTTAAACACTACAGGAGTAAAACTAGATTGACAAGCTAGTTCTGTTTGTATTTCGGATGGCTGTTCTTGTAAAAGAGCAACAGCGTCGGGGACTTCTATATTAGATTCTTTCGTGTAGATAGTAGATATTTTTATATGTTTATTTGTGGTGGACATAGTGTATTTTCTCTCTAGTGTTTTTAATTTTAGTAAGGGTTTTATTTGCTAATAGAGTTATACGATCTGTTTCTTTCTTAGGAACTCCTTTTAAGTACGGTAATAATTTGTCAAAACAGTATGCATATATCTCTAGTATGTTGATATTCTTTCTGTATATTGGATTTAAGTAATTATGAACTAATGCTTGCTCTCCTAAAACTCCATAGTTGAAAGCATCGATTGCAGCAGTAGATTCTTCTCTAAACAAAATATCGTCTTTATGGTTCATGTATCTAGGCATGTACAAAAGTTTTTTATCTCGAAGTGCTCCTGAATCTTTCTCGGGTGCTGTTTTCCACTTTTTAGGATTTATTATAAATATTGCTAAGTCTAAAACTTTTTTATTTATTTCTTCAGAAATATATTGGTAGTGTTGTTTAATTCTTTCATGGTCAGTAAACACACCATATCGACTAACAGCCATATGGTATTTGTTTAATTTAGATTTACTAGGAAGGTCTTTATTTTTTAAATTAACAATTAATCCGCTCTTGATGACTAATGTTATTTCATCAGTGTTGTTTAAAACAGTAGCAATCCTGCTTTCTAACATTTTGTCTTTACTAATAACTCTGTAAGTTATTTCTGGATTATTAATATCTAATGAATTTGTTGTAAGTTTCAATAAGTTATTTTCTTCCAGTATCAAGACTTTTAGGTTTTTTAGGTTTAACATGCAACACTCGTTTAAAGTAGTTGAAAAAGCTATCAATTTTCTTTTTAGGATCTTCTGATAGATGAGAGATCAGCCCTGAATATTCTGATGATAGTATTCTTTTAAAATCATCTATAACAGGATATCCTTTTTCATAAAGGACAGCATATATCGGAGTATATGTTTTTGTTACAATTTTTTTACGATCAAATAATTCTATGCGTTTTCCTTGAGATAAACCAACAAGTCCCATCTCAGAGTTAGACGTGCATCCAACTTTTCTTGTCTTATTTAGAATATTATGTCCCGACAGTTTTCTATCTAATAAATTTTGTTTGCCATAATGGTTTCTTAAATAAGCCATAGCGAATGGAGAAGTTAAAGGATGTGGTTTTAACATAGCTCCTTCTTTATCAATGGCTTTTTTAACTTTAACTTCATCAGTTATTTCTTGTAGTATGTTAGTTCCAGCCAGAAAAATAACGTAAGGATATTCTTTATCTGTTTTCCTTAGAGCATATTTGTCAGTATTGTTTTCGGCTATGTCTTGAAATATCTTTTCGCCTTCTTCTGTTACTTCACCGCTTAAAGCATCTCTTAATATTTTTTTACAAAAGTAGGTTGAAGCAGGTTTTACATACACAAATTTAGTCATTACATCTGTGTATATATAACCTGTTATTTTTTCTTCTTTTCCAAAGTCATACCAAATATCGTATTCAAGGTTAGTTCCGTGATTACCTTTCTCTGGTAATAAATGGTGTATCCTTGTTAATTTATCGTTGCTTTTTGATCTACGAATATTACCAGATTTGAAAAAATGAGCAATATCATCATTGAGAACATCATTAAAAGCCAGTGTCTCAAGAGGCATTTGAGTCTATCTTTTCTTCTAGCTTATCCATTCTTTCTTCCATTTCTTTAAAATGTTCTATTAGTATAGAAAGAGTTTCCTCTGTTCTTCTATTAATTATATGGATTTGTTCTTTGATATCCTCAGACATAGATAAATTTTATCGGTCACATACAAAAAAGTAAATGAGGTTCTATGTGAGTATGTATGTTATTACTAATTTTTTTAACTTGTGTCCGTGATGATTGTTTATTGTTTCAGGATTAGTGTAACTAAGTCTTCCTGCGGAAACTGCGTCATTATATGATTTCTCCATACTAGAACCTTCTACAATCCATACAGCATGACTAGCACAATTATCAGAAATACTTTTATAAAAAGCATCCATTTTTTGGTTATATTCAGAAGAATAACACCAACCTTGACTACCACTAGCATCTTCTCTAAAAAAATCTAGTTCATGTTGAAACATTCTATCGCCTTGAAATTCTCGTCTACCGCATCCATAAGCTACTATTCTTCCATCTATGTCTAATTTAAAAATAGCGTGGTCAGCATTTTCATCTCTGGCTTGAAAGCGTGTTTTCATTTTAGCAAGTTTATCTGCTGTACTAGAACTGACAGTTAAATCAAATTCTTCCCAAACTATATTAAGTTTTACTGCATCTAAATAAGGTAGTGATTTAGTAAAACACTCGTCAAAGATCGTTTGATCTATATCACTGTAGTTAATTTTCGTTACAGTCATAGTCATTCTAATCTTCCTCCCATGAGTCACCATCCCAATATCTAGCGTTATGTGCGTTAGCCGAAGCTACTTCTGTTTCAAATAACGAGCCTGTGTTTCCCGTAGCTGTGATTCTTTCAAATATGATTGTAGCTGTGGTATTAGTTGTATTGAAAGTGGTTGTTGTGCTTTTACTTGTAGATGTTGAACGAGTAGTGTTAAAAGTAGTTGTCGTGCTAAAAGTGGTCGTGGTCGATCTACTTGTCCCGAAAGTAGTCGTGGTCGATCTACTTGTATTAAACGAAGTAGTAGTAGATCTTGAAGTGCTTCTTGATGTAGTGCGAGATGTTGTTCTCGAACCTCCTCCTTTTCCACCAAGAGCAGTGGTAAATGATGTCGTATAACTTGTAGTAAAAGTGGTCGTAGTGCTATTGCTTGTGCCGAAAGTTGTAGTTGTAGACCTAGTAGTATTAAACGAAGTAGTTGTAGATCTAGTCGTATTAGTGGACCGAGTTGTAGAAAAAGTCGTGGTGGTGTCAAAAGTCGTGGTGGTAGACTGTGATGTAGAAAAAGTTGTAGTAGTGTTTTTTGTAGTTTGTTTTATAGCGTTAAAGAAAGTAGTAAGAGAACCATCTGTCTCTTTTACAACAGCGAAATTAACAAAACGTAGAGTTCCGTCAGTTACTTTTATAACTATTGGGTTTGGTGTTTCAATCGAATCACCGTCCCAAATCTTTATCGCCATCTTGAAGCCTCGTTATACGACGTACCAAACAAAACCAGTTTTTTTACCAGATCCGTCTGTAGGTGCAGAAGTTACAATATCAAAATCTCTTGCATCTAATTTTGTTAAAGCAATCTGTTTCATTGTGCCATCATCATTCAAAACTAATCTATCTGCATCAGCTAATGTTATATCACTAGCACTTGTTCCACCATCCATAATGTTAAGTTCTGCAGCAGTGCTTGTTACAAGTGTGCCACCTAGTTTTAGACCATTAGAGCCATCATGTGACGCTATATCTACATCAGAAGTACCATCAGCAAAAGTAGCGTTCATGTTTTCATCTATGGATAAAGCTGGTGTTGTACCAACTGTACTTCCTTTACCTATTACCAGATCATCGGCAGAATCATCAAGACCAATATAAAAGTCTTGAGCGTTGCCATCAAAAACGATTTTAGTGTCTTCTGCACCTGCATCTCCTATTGTAAGTGTTGGTGTTGAACCCGATATTTTTAAACTATCGCCTACATCTAAATCAACAAAAGCGTCAGTTACTGCTGCACCTGAACCTGCGCCATCCAAGATAACTACTTTTACCGCACCATTCGGTATAGTTACGTTAGCTCCAGAGCCTTGTGATACAGCTATGTCTTGAGATCCCGAAGTAGCGTTCTCAATAATATGAACACGACTCATTGTGTTTGGACCGATAGTGATAGTACAGGTTGAATCTAGTGTACCAGTGTATTTAATATACATGGCTCTACCAGGATCAGTAGAACCATCTGCCACTGTTGTGGTGTGCGTATCTGCGTTGGTAGTTATGGCTTCTGTTCCGAAACCAAATGCTTCTGCGATAAGTTCTAAGTTTGTATTAGTTGTAGTACCCCAAGTTCCCGACTGGTCACCTGTGCCCATTTCCTCAAGTCTTAGATCATTTACAAATGTACTCGCCATTGTTTTACCTCTTCTTTATACTCTTATGATTATACTACTATTTTTCAAATTAGTTAAGCTACTTCTTGCCAATTAGGATCTTGAGTTGTATTTATAGTAGACCAACTAGGATCCTGGACATCATCAACAAGTCCCCAAACATTTGCAGAAGGAGTACCCCCTGTTCCTACTTGACTATCTAAAGTCACATTAGCTTTACAAATAAAAGTTACGTTTCCTACTGAACCTGTTGCATCTAATCCCGAAGGTGATACTTGACTATTATGATGTACTGTAACGCCACCGTTAGCAGTCGTGCCTGCTCCTAGAGTTACTGTTACGTCTGCTTCTGCATCTACACTTACCGCCACACTTCCTAAAGTAGCAACAGCTGTTGGTAGAACAGCGACCGCTTGCGCATTAACTGCTACTGAGGATACTGTACCAGTTGCACTTACACCACTACTGATAGTGACAGTTTGTCCAAACTGGAACCCTAGTGTACCTAATCCTCCTGTACCTACCTGTCCTGTAACAGACACATTTTTAGGTATTGATGCAGTGGCTGTACCGACTGCTCCTGTACCTACTTGAGATGATAAGGTGACGTTTGCCTCTGCGTCATGGGTTACCGCACCTACTGCAGAAGTGCCTGCTACCCCTGAAACTGTTATGGTTTTAGGTATTGATGCAACTGCTGTGCCTAGAGCAGAAGTACCTACCTGTGAAGCTGGAGTTACATTAGCTTCTGCGTCATGAGTTACTGCGCCTACTGAACCTGTACAAGAAACACCAGATACAGTGACACTTTTAGGTATCGAAGCAAAAGCAGTTCCGAGAGCGGAAGTACCCTCAACTCCTGATATAGAAAAAGAGGTAGATACGATGTGTATCTGACCCCAAGGTCCAAGTCCCCAGCTTGACCTACCCCAACCTGCCATCGGTTGTTACGCTATGCGAATTATAGCTGTAGAAGCAGCAGCAGCAGGAAACACGATTGTAAAATCACCAGCTGTCGAAGTTTTATCTCCACCAAAATCAATCGTTGCTACTGAAGGATCACCAGATGCTGTATCATTATAAATTAGACAGCCTCTTGCAGTTAGTGTAGCTGTACCGAATGTAAGATCTGCAAAATCGGTAAAACCAGTTGTACCGCCAGAAGTAGGATTAATGTTTGTCAATGCTGCGCCAGCAGCAGTGTAGTTAGTGCCACTCACTTCTTGGTTCGTTGAGTAAGCAGTTGTAGTCGCTCCCATTGTAGCTGAACTTGTGTATAGAGCTAATTTAAAAGAGTTACCGCCAGAAGCAAGAAAATTATGTTTTGCTTCTAGGAGTTCTTTTTTAAAGCTCGTAGTTAATGTTGATGTAATCGCCATTTTACTTTAACTCCGTTAAAATTGTTGCTAAATTTTCATGTCCTTGTTTTATGAGAACATTCTTCATAGTGCATCTTTCACTATTGATGCCCTGTTTAATATAATAAAGTATTGTGTTGTAAATAGCTACTCTAAATGCTTCGGCTTGTTGTCTAACATGTCCTTCTGCTTCTTCAGAAATACCACATATTCTTTCTGTGGCTCGTTTTGCCCAATACTCAGGAGGGTGTCCTCTGTGTTGTTGTGTATCTACTGCTATGGATCCTAATGTTGAAACTGTGTCTATTTCTATCATGTTAATACCTTTTTGCTTCTGGTGGTGTGTTTAATACAGGTACGATTGCACCATTCCTTAATTCTTCTTCTTTAGCTTTTATATAATCATTGTAGCTAACTTCACAAAACTCATTAGTTTCTGAATTAATTATAATCAAAGGTGGGTTATCTAATCTATGATAACCATATACTTTATCTTTTAATGGTACATCTGTGTCTAATAAACCAGAACGAGGAGCTACACTGACTGTCATTCCCGCAGTTATGCATTTAGATAACCAAAATTCTGTACATGCTCTTCCCGCTTCTGCAAAATGTAAATTACCTTTATAGGTAAAATCTACTCCAAACATATTTAACCTACCCACTCTGTTATATAAAGCAAAAGCGATAGCAAAACAAACAGTATTGTTTAAGTAAGAGGAACCTGTATCCTTAACTACGTCTAATAGAGGAAACTCTACTAGATTATTGCACCTTTCATCTAACTCACAGGTGTATATCGGTCCAGGATGTGTTTTTAAAACTTTTTTCATTAAACTTGTTTGACTGCCTGAATCATCAGTATCCAAAAAACGACTGGCTGGATCTAACATAAAAGTTCTGTCTACTTGTCTAGCTATACCTGCCATTGCATTTATAGCCCAGACTTCATCGTATTCGTTTCCGTGACATATAGATAGGTGATAGTCTAGCTGGCTTTCGCCCATAGCGACGATGGCGATATTCGCCCCGTCCAATGTTTTTTCTTTCATGCTTGTGGTTGTCTCCTTACTTGGTCATATCTATATTCGTCTCGGGTAGATTTACCTTCTCCAAGATTTTTCAAGCCTGCCACAGCTTCTTGAAATCTTTGTTCATAGATTGGTGATGTTTCATAATTTTTCAAATAGATCATAGCTTCTGATAAACTTCCGTACAACATCGCGTTAGGAGCGTTAACAGACAGCCACGTAGTTCCTGAATCACCTGCCGAAGTAAGGGATGATGGTCTGTGTTGATAATGTAGTTCAAATGTAAAGTTTGTTGATGGCGTTGGTGCCAATATAAAAGTATTTTCATCAAATTCTGCGTAATACTTTGGAGTCCCTGTGGTAGCGGATGCAGGTGTGTAATCCCGAATAAAACTTGTTTCTTTTAATTTTAAATAGTTGTAATTACTACTACTATCGATAATAGCCAGACTTCTAGAAGATAAATAGTCTGTAGGTGCGCCCAAGTATGGTCCATCGGCGGTTGCTGTTCCTGTTACATTTTTAATAAAAAAATCTAACTGAACAGATTTTAAAATTCTTTCTTCTGTTGTTTTTATAAAATCGTCTAAGTGCGTTACGAAACTAGACTCTGTACTTTCTGAGTAGTCTTGAATCGCTGTTTTTAATGATGAATATGTCCAACTCATAGTGTTATCCTGTCGTTACAGTCACAGTTCCTAAGGAACCTGTAACTGATTTCATATTAAAACTCGAACCTATAATATCGTCTTTTGTTCTAATTATACCGAATCCTGTCGTAGGAGCACTTTCTGTAGGTCTAGGGTGTTTCAAAGATTCTGGATCTGCTGCTTTTCTCAAAGGTTCAAGCTGTGGATGTTTTTCTTCAAAACAAACTGAACATACACGTAAGCCGTTCCACTCCTCTTTTAATTTATTATAAGAGTAAACAAAACCACACCTATCACATTGTGCTTGAGAATATTTACCTAAAGCATATGCCATTATAAATAGCTCCTAGAAGGAACTAAGTGTAGAGAAGCTCTACTACGATCTTCATCTGCAGCTAATTTAAAATCCTGTTCGTATTGTTGTTTTAATAAAGGAACTTTTTCTGGGTTTCTTTTCATAGCTATATAATACGCAAGCCCACTAGCCATGCAAGGAATAAACCTAGAAGGTACATCTGGGTCTTGATCAGAGGCAGTCACATCATCTATTCTTTGAAGAGTGTTAGCTACTAACCTGTATGTGCGAGCACTGTCTGGTGTTGGATATAGTTTAACAACTGGGGTGGTCTGTCTATCTAAAAAATATTGAGTCGGTCTGCCTGTAGCAGATTTATCAGGTATGTTTAAATATTCAGACCTTCCGATTCTTGTGAGACTCAAGTCAGTTGTTGTGGTTCCTTCTATCTGTCGTATAATTGCAGAAACTATATCTATATCAAATGAGTTAAGTGTATAACTACTTGTACCAGAAGTTAGATTAGTTGTAACTTGTTCTATCGTCCAGAGATTGATGCCTCTGTTAGCCCAATCTGCAAACATAATGTTCATAGATCTTCTGGCTGTTTCTGCATCATAACCTGTGCGTAGCTCAAGACCAGCCAGCTCGTACGCTTCTTCTATCGTATCTGCTATACTAAGCTGGAAAGTCTTAGTTCCTGAGGTTGCCATTAGTACTCTTTAATTATATTCAATACGAGAACGTATGAGTCTCCACTTGCATGCCCTGTTGTTGTAAGCTGAATATCTCCAGTTTTACCACTTGCTGCAGCAGTGTTTTGTAACCCACCTATATCTGTAAAATCTATATCATCTGTTTTATCAGAATGTAAATCCCAGCAGATCGTGTCTGTCGAAGCATCCCAAAGTAATTTAGCACTCATACCGTTAGTTTCATATCTAATCCTAGCAACTTTACAGCCTGTGCAAGTTGCACCATCTGTGCTCCTTGCCGCAAGTGCGCTTACGTCTACTTTAGTTACTGCTGATTCACCTGTTCCGTCTGACGTATTAGTAAACTGTATAACAGCTTGTCTGTCATTATCAACAATAGTTGTTGAAGTTACTGCATCTGCCATATGTCACCTCCGATTATGCGTCAGCGAATGGAGTTACTAGCGTACCTGAACCGAGTATTATTCCTTCTACTGCGTATTGAGCGGAAGCCATTGCAGTTACTTTTACGATACTGCCTGCTAGTCCACCTTTAGTTGATCCATTCATGGTAATAACATCGTTACTCGCACCAGATATAAAAGTTTTACCTGTAGCATCGTTCACACCAGTATAAAGACCACCAACGAACTTATCTGTGCCGTCAGTTAGAATATCCATGTCTGTTGCTGCAGTCACTACTACGAATGTAAATGTAGCACCTAAATTGTTAAGCTGGTTAGGATCTTCGTTACGTCCTGGAGCAGTAGCAACAATAGAAGGTAGTGTAAATTTACCATCTGCGTCATTAGTTATAAGAACTTTACCTGCGTGTGCTGCAACAGTTAAAGTTGTGTCAGCAGTAAGACTAACCACGTTAGCGTTTCCTGCCGCAATAAATCCAGCGAGTGATCTAACTGGACCTGAAAATGTTGATTTTGCCATTTTATTCCCTCCTATGAGAATAATATATTACCGTCTTGGCTTGTCTGCTAGGTCAGTCGGTAATTAATAAAGTTATCCTAGTCATTTAATCATATATTATTAAACGTAAAAAAGAAAGGGATCCGAAGACCCCTTTCAACATTCCAGATTGTAATCTAGCTTATGCGCCAGGAGATCCGTAGATTCCGCGCCAATCACTAAACCCGAAGGAATATCTCTCTCTCGCTTTGTAACGAACGTTACCAGTTTCAAAATCGCCTTCCATACCTGTTGTCATGGCTGCTCTTTCAAAATGTTTCAAACCGTTAGGCGCATCTGTCTTAATGAAAAATGCATCTGTGTCGGTTAGGTAGTGGTTCACTACATATCCTTCTGGCAACATCCCCATGTTTCTCATGGCATTGATGTCGTTATCAGAAGTTGCTGGTCTTCCTGGAGAGTTTAAGATCCTATCAGCCACAAACTGTAGTTGTGGTGGTATGATCAGTTTTCTAGCTTGCACATTAACTTTAATACCTCTTTCATCTTTAAATGCTGAGATATCAATTAAAGCATTTTCTAACGAAGTTTCGTTAAGATCTGCTGCTGTGCTTGGCTCATTAGACTGGTCACCAGCTGTCAGTGTTGGGTGATCAGTTGTCATGAGAGGTTTACCATCGCCTCCTGGGAAGGAAGTTGAAAAACCATTGTTAAGCACGTTTGCTGCTTTAACTTGTTTAGTGGTCGCCATTGACCTAGCCAATGCTCTTGTGTATCTAGAGGAAAGCGTATCGTAGAGGTTATCTTCGATTGCTTCTTCTGTCAACGCAAACGCGAGGGCTACTGTTTCGTGAGTGTAACGAGATGTGAAGGTCTCTTGCGCTGCATCATAAGTTACTGCTGCACCTTCTCCTTTAACTGGAGCTTGTGCGAAACCTGATAACATCACTTCCTCTTCAAAAGCTCTGTCTGAGTTTTCTGTATCAAAAATCTCAGAGTGCTCATTCTCGTAACGGTTGTACTCGAGACCAAATAGTGCATTTAATCCTGGCTCGAGTTCTTTTACTAACTGCGCTCTATTTATTGCCATTTAAGTCACCATTTAGCTATTGCCGAACACAGAAGCTGGGAATGAAACGTACATTCTAGCATATTGACCGATTGAGTTATCGGGTCTGTCTACAAACCCATGAACTAATGCGATACCGCTAGAAGTAGTTGCTGTCACTGCTTCTTTTGATCGACCTGTTGAAGAATTACCTGCTGTTGTTGTAATAGTGTTTGTTGTACCGATTGTTGCTTGTGTTGGAGTTGCAGAAGACTGCGCCTCGTACACAATATCAGGGTCGGCATAAACATACGCTTTAGCATCAGCAGATCCGAGTGTAGCTGTGTCGGCTACCCACTGGTTTGAAAAAACCACGGAGCCGTCAGTAGCTTGGTATTCTACACCTGCGAATACACCTAGAGGAGTACCAGTCGCTGTTCCTTGAATAACGTAACCACTAGATAGATTAACTACATCACCACTAAAGATAGATGCGTTAGTCGCACTTGCGATTGCGAATTCTGAAGGTCTTATAGTACCGCCAGACATATGATAAGCAGGAGTAAAACCGTTTGGACTATTAACATTTGCCATTGTATTTTACCTTTTCGTCATATTAAAAAATAACGATTCCTAAGAATCATTTCCTTTACCAAATGTGACTTGAGATCTTCTATTAGGGTTACTAATAGGCATTCTACTGTCACTTTCTCGCATAAGATTGTTATCAACAGCCTGCATTTGGTCAGCAGCTTGTCGATCATAGTATTCTCGTCTTTGATCAACGAGTTCTTGAGGCATCTTTGCAAGTATCAATCCTCCTACTCCGATTACGCCAGCGTGTTTACCATCATCAACAGTTGGTGCTTCAAACTCAGGATGTTCTTCTGCTCTCACAGGTTCCCAACCTTCACGAATACGTTTTGACATATTCGCTTTGTCGTCTTGACCTACCATTGATTCTCGTAACCACCTGTATACATATCCGTCTGGAGGTGTTGGTGCGTCTAATAAAGACGGTGGTTGCCATGTCTTGGTACGAGACTTTTTCTCTCGACTGTCTGCAGATCGAGGAGATCGATCTGTTACGGTATTACTATTTTTGTCTACCATTTTAACTCCTTCACGATTTAACGTGTTTAGCGTATTCTTCAAGTGGGACATTTAATCTTTTAGCTATCGCTACCTGACTAGGTGTCAACTTGACTGTGCGTCCTTTTCCTGTTTTCCCTCTCGCCCCTCGGCTTGAGTTAGTAACATTCTCTTGAACGTTCGGTGGTGGGGTTTTTCCTAGTTTATGAGGAAAAGCCTCAGCCATTCTTTTATCGATCTGCTCATAATATTCATCAGAGGCAGGATCAAATCCTTCTTTTTCTACAAGTTCTTTATGAAAAGCAAAAGCACTTGTAGTCATAGCTAAATCAGAACCAAACCATTTATTCTTTTTAGCCCATTGCTGTGCTTGTGGGTCTGGTGTTGGAGGTTGTACAGGTGGAGCAGTTGTTGTTTGTGTTGCTTGCTCAGCCTCTACTTCTTTCTCCTCTTCTGGTTTAACTCTTTTTAAACTTTCTAATTCTACTGCAAGTTTCGCAACTTCTTTCTGAGACTCAAGCATGGCATCTGTATCACCGATATCATGCGCTTTTTTATACGCTGATTCTGCCGAGCTCAACTGACTCTGGACTCTTGCACTATATTCATCATATAGGTTTTTATCTTTTTGTGAAAGGGTTGCTTGAGTATTATTTAATTTTTCCTGCACGTTTTGTGCATACTCAATCGCTGCTTTCTCTCTTCTTTCGGCTTCTCTTACTTTATAAGTTAGTTTATTTATTCTTTTCTTGACTGATTCACTATACTCTGCTATCTCTTCTTCTGATTTATCTTCTTCTTTTACTGGTTTTTCTTCTGCAGTTTTTTCTTCAACAACCTCAGGCTCTTCTGTTTCAACCTCAGCTGTTTCAGTTTCTGCTGCTTCTAGCTCTATCTCTACTTCTTCGTTTTCTTCTTGCATGGGTTCTGCCATGATACTGTCCTCTTGTTTGCGTGATTACACGGGAGTTGTTACATCTTCTGGGTTATTTATTACAGCTAATATTTCATCGTCGTTCAATAAACGTAAGTCGCCACCTTCTATCTTAATCCTTGCGCCTGCGTATCTGCCAAAGATAACCCAATCTTTTTCTTGACACCATGCACCGTTAGGGAACTTATTTTTATCTTTATATGCGTCTGGACCAACACTGACTACATAACCTACATTAGTCGACAATCTTTCTTTTTCAACATAGGATTCTGCTAAAGCTATACCGCCTTTAGTCATAGCTTTTTGACTAAACGGTAATATTAGTATTCTATAACCAGTCGGAGAGGGTAACTGTTCTAGTAAACTCTCATCCTCCTGTACTGATTCAGGGGATATTATAGTTTCTTTCTTTTTGAACCGACTTGAATTATCTACGTGATCTGGTATAGAACTACCTGCGGGATTGTTTCCCAAAACTTCCTTTACTGACATTGTTTTCCTCACTACTCTTTTTTTGCAGGTCTAATAATATTCTCTCGGCTGAGCTCAGACCTGTTAACTCACCGAGAACTTTTTGATATGCTGCCCAATCTTGAACACCGCCAGTCGTGATAACTTCTTCTAAGTCAGACTTCCTTAAACGGAGTTCTTTTAAATATTTTTCCATTAGGTATATAGGATCCATTAACAACCCCAGTCCCTACGCGCCCAGTAGTTTGCTTTCATTCTATCACTGCCTAAACCTTTACTACGTGCGCAGTAAGATTTTTTGCGTTTAGCATTATTTTTATGCATACCTAAGTTAGCGTCACCGAATGTAATTTTTTTGACTTTACCAGTACTAGGGTTTTTTACGAAAACGACTTTACGTTTTTTACCGTATCCAGTTTCACCTTTGCGGAGAGCTCTTGGAGAATTTAATTTTACTGTTTTACCCTGATACTTAGCCATCTTGCCCCCATACTTTAGTTTTAGATCCACCCCAGTATTCTACTGCGTGACCTTCTTCTATTAATTTAGCACAGATATCTTCTCCATCTTCTGTGTATGGAACTCCTAGTATCCTGCCGTATTTGCCTTTTCCTAACGATTTAACTTTGAAAGAACCAGTACAAAGTTCTTTTAACCTTTCTTTTGCTGCTTTACCCATAACTTTTTCTTTAGCTCTTTCTGGGTATCTTTTTGTATTGATTCTAGATTCAGGAGTATCGATTCCTGCTAAACGTACTCTTTGTTTATGTAGTCTCACATCAAACCCTAAGTCTATGACACAATCAAATGTGTCTCCATCAATAATTCTTTCTAGCGTAGCATTATAGACAAATGCTTCTGGAGCACTCACTATCTTACGCCACTAGAACTGTTGTTGTATTTTGTTCCTCTGGTAGCAGCACCTTTACCTTGTACTTCTGACTGACCGCCACCTGCAAACATATTTTGATTCCTTTTCATTTTAGAGAGATCTATTCTCTTAGGTCCAGGAACATTCACATTCTTACTCTTGACTGTTTCTTTTGGCATATCGCCTCCTAACTATACTTAGTTCTTTTTCTTTTTTCATTCATCACAGCACCGCATCCTCTATGCATACTAGATTTTACAGCACCACCTACATTGAAGGATTGCCCCTTCTTCATTGCTTTAAAGTCGGCACCAGTTATCTTGTCTCTAGGTTCTGCAACTGCTGCTAATTTTTTCTGTTTAGCTGAATATTTACTTTTAGGCATTTCTACTTCCTTTCTGTGCTGCTTTTATTTGTGCTTCGGTTGGTGCGCCTTTATCACCTTTCTTACGCATTTTTTCTCCGCTACCAGCTTTTATGCGTTTGCGTTTTGCGTGAATATTAGCCCAGAGACCAGGACGACCACCCTTTTTCATTCCTTCACGATACTCGCCACCGCCAGCCATTTTATACTCGCCACCGCCAGCCATCATTTTATATTCGCCACCGCCAGCCATCATTTTCTTTTTCTTGTTGGTTGCTTCACCACCATAATTCATAGTTTTTCTATACATATCAAGATCCCTTAGTCTTAGTGTCCGACGATCTGACATCTTTCAATATCTGACCGTATGTTTTTGTTGATTCGTTTTGTGCTTTCAACATTGCTTCTTCTCTATCCTGTGCAACTTTCATTTCAGCTATTGCTTCTTGTGATTCTATTCTAGCTAAATCTACCTCACTTCGTAAAGCGTCTGATTGTGCTCTTTGAGCGATTTCTTCTTTCTTAATTTCTACTACAGGATCTACTTGAGCATTTTGCATAGCTTGAGCCATAGCTTGCGCTTGACCAGTAACTTGTTGTGTTGCTGTTGCTGCAGCTAGTGCTATCTCATTCATAACTTCTGGAGGCATCTGACCTTCTTCCATCTGTGGTAGTTTTTGACCCATAGCTTGCTCAATTTGAATCTTATACAACATTGCTTGATGCTCTTGTATATTTGCAGATATAGCTGATGCTGCTACTTGATTCTGTTGTATCATTGGGTTTTGTAAAAACGCTGAATGTGAAGTTATATATGCTTCGTGATTCTGAAACTCAAAAGCTCTTATAGGTTGTCCCATCATTGCTGCTTGCTGTTCACTTATAGGATCTCTAGGTGGAACTTCCTGTACCTCAGGCAGTAGTAGTTCTATATTTTTAATCTCTAATGCTTCGTACATTCTTTTATACGCTTCGCGTAAGTTATGTATCTCTGGTGCTGATTGTGCCATCTGTAGTTCTTGTTGAGCAATCATAACTCTTTGAGACATACTGAATATGTTAGGGTCACTTACAGGAATAATATCTACCCTATCGTCAAAGTCTGCTTGTTTTATTGATTGATCTGCGCCAGAAACTTGGTATGGATATATAGGTGGTAATGACCTAGCAAACACATTCGCTAGTAACCTGAACTCTTTTTTCTGAGCAAAGTGAAGTCGTTTATGTATAGCGGACATTACTTTTGTACCACGTTCCAACATAGCTACCGTAGTTCCTACTGGAAGTTGTTGACTGCCAATATCTCCTACTTGCATGTCTGCTATACTTGCGAATCTTCTACCTGAGTCTATAAGTATACCGAGCAACTGACTTAACACTGCGCTTGGCTCTTTATACGGTAAAGGCATCAATGCGTCACGGATTGTACCTCCTGGAACATCGACATCTCTAAATTCTCCTGGACGTAAAGGTTCGTCTTCACCTTGTACTCTCATACCACGTGCTTTAAACCCTGCTGGTAGGTTTGCGAGTGTACCAGCGTCAATAAGCTGTCTTAGTAATGAAGTTGCGGACTTAGTTAGCCCTCCAATCATGTGAATTAGCCCAAAACCGTAAAAACCGAGTCCTGGAAGGAACTTATAGTGTATAAAATACTCTTTTTTACGGAATAGTTCGTCGTTTAAGTTCCAGTTTCTTCTCATCGACAGTATCTTACCACTGTCTTCAAGGATTGTTACTATATACGGTACAGCGTAATCGAACTCATCTATACCATCTAACTCTAAATTTACATGTATTTCTAGTAATCTGTACTCATTATAGTCGCTAGACGGCTTACTTATCCCTTGTAACTCGTCCATTTTCTCTTTTGCTTCGTCATAATCTATTTCTGCAGGCTCTCCGATAGAAATATCGCGAAAAGTACCGTTTATTTGCATTTTTCGGATGTCATTTCCTGTCATATTGATGACATGAGTGATTCTAGGGCTAGTTTCTAGGTTTGTAGTGTCATAACTGACTACTAAATCCTCTGCTTTGACAAAACTAGCGGTAGCACGGTTTAAAAGTGAGTCAAAATACACTTTTTTGAACGCAGATCCCGCTAAAGGAAGGTAAAATAGCAAACTATCCATGTCTGGATCATATTCTTGCATAACTTCCGTGATCTGGTAGTTCATAAACTCTTTAACTCGCGCACATTGCGCCATAGTTTCTGAGTTTTCTAGTCCTACCGTCCTAGTTTTCACTGGACCATTAGAAGGCAGGAGTTCTTTATACGCTTGTGCTTGAAACTGAGTTGCTGCTTCTGCTAAAAGTGGGTGTGTTACACCACTGGCTCCTGGGAATGGTTGTTCTCTTTCTTCTGATTTAATACCGAGTAGGTCTAAACCGTCAGAAAATGTTTCTAACCACTCTTCTCTTGATTGTTTGTCTTCTTCATACTGAGAGCAAAGTTCACTACTAATCTCGTCTAGTTGTGCTTCGTCTAAAACTTCTGTTAGGTTGACATTGTGCTCTGTCATAATAGTTTCTTCAGACATAGCAACTGGTGTTAATTCACCGTCAGGGGATATTTGAAACTCAGCGGTGTTCTCACCCTGAATATTCATTTCCTCTGGAAGTTCTACTGTAATTTCTTCCTCTGGTGATGGTTGTTGTAAAGGATCTACACCTTTTGATGGATATCTTTGAACTTCAATCGCCATAATAATAACCTTTTGTCATTGATCAATAGTAACTCATTTTCTTGCGATATAAAACCTCTTCTTCGTAATCTGACGGCAACTTGATAAATCCTCCTTGCCTAAAACGCATCAGAGCTTGAGTTGTTGAGTCGACTAAATCGTCGTGATCCCCTGCTGGAAAAGCTGCACACTCTTCTATAACATCGTGCGCCCAGTTCGTATCAGGATACCAAACCATCCCCGACTCAAACAACGGTGCAGTTGCATTTACCCTTGCGACTTTGTCATTTCCGCGAGATGGCGTAAAATTTTGTACAGGAATACCTATGTTCCTTAGTTCTTGTGTGAGAGGTACTCCCGATGCTTTACCTTCTATTATAACCACGTCAGGTGTCCAATGTTCGTATTGTGAAAGTGCAACACCTTTTAGTTCTGGGAAGTTGTACCTGCCTTTTACGACATCTAATAAAATAATATGCGGAGTGTCTCCTGCGTATATTTCATCACCACCTAATCTGCCTTCTGGATAAAACACACCCCAAGTTGTGATAGCAGAATAGTCTGCCATTTGACTTTTTAAAAATGCTGTATCGTAACTTTGTATAATATATTCACAGGACGGTGGGTTTTTATTTTGCCATTCTTTCCACCACTCTCTCTTGATAAGTGCGCCTTCTTCCGAGGTCGGATTCTGCATATATTGCGCGTGCCATTTTGGACCACCGCGTAAAGATGCCTTAACACTTTCGAGTTCTTCTATTCGCCAGTACTGTGGCCACAGTGGCTTACCACTCGGCATTATAGCAGGCAGTTCTATAACTTCCCACTGATCTGCTTTCGGATCTCGTGCCGCATCTTTGAGTAATCTACCTGTAAGATCATTGACGTTCCACCTTGTCATCACGATTACGATCGCACCTCCAGGTTGTAGTCGTTGACGTGGACCAGAAGTATACCACTCATAGGTATCGTCCATGGACTTAGGGTTCATGGCATCTTGCTCTGAGTGTGGGTCGTCAATAATAAATAGATCCGCACCACGACCAGCTAGTGCACCGCCCACACCTGCTGCATAATATTCACCTTTAAGTTTAGGGTTGCGCTTGTCTTGTGTTTCCCACTTACCTGCTGCTTTTGAGTCTGGGTTGATAAGTACATTGTCAAACACAGCTTGAAAATCATCTGTTAACATCAAGTCACGAATCTTACGACCAAACTTTACCGCAAGGTCGGCAGTGTGTGTGGCTTGTAGTATTTTGAGTGCTGGGTTACGACCTACGAGGTAGGCAGGAAACATGTGGCTCGCAAACTCACTCTTCGTGTGTCGTGGTGGCATATTTATAATTAATCTTTTTATCTTACCGTCTGCGATACGATCAAAAGCGTCTGCCATTGTTTTGTGGTGCTGACCCTCTATAAACGATGGCCATTGACTTTTGACGAAAGGTAAAAAACCTTTCTGCGCTTCTTCTACGTCTTTGAGTTGTTTTAACCTTTCGGTAAGTTCTAGGTGTTCTTTTAAAACGTCGAGAGGAACCTGCTCTGCGTTTTCTATAAAATTATCAGTCATCAAACTTTCTGAATGATCCTAATCCACCTTGTGTTCTAGTTATATCTTTCAGTGTTTCGCGTAGCATTTGTATTCCAGCGTCGAACTGTTCTGGTGTTTGTTGAGGAGCGTTCAACGACGCTTTGTATCGATTATACTTTTCTAGTTGTTCTGGGGTAAACTTGTTTATCTCACTATCTATCTTTTTTAGTTTACGTCTTGCGGCAGCGACTTCTCCTGATGCATTCATCATGTCTCCACCAACTTTTAATTCTCTTTGCGCAACTTTTCTCATATCATACAAGTTATCCAGTCTTTTGAAATAACCTAGTGGTGTCATACTTAATAGTGATTCACCCACGGATCGAGGTGCCATGGACATTGCGCCTTGGTACAAAGGATTATCTATAAGTTGCGGGAATCTATCCATCATGAGAGCATTGAGTCCACCGCCCATGAAGTTACTGAGCATGGACCGATCTGCGTCGTTCGTGGCTCGCATCTCTGCTTCACCGCCTTCTTGAAAACCGTATTGAAGTGGTATCATGTTCCTGCTAATCGTCATGTAGTGATCCCATATGTAAAAAATTTTTGCAAAATATTTTTTATAACTAGACTTCTGACCATTAGTGTATTACACTATTGTCGAAAAGTAAAATTTTATTGGGATGTATCTCGAAAACCGACACACCACGCTTCGCGTAGTATGGTGTCTCAAAAGGGGGGTGGGGGGGTGGACCAGCAACCGTAGGCAGGAGGACCGAATTACTGAGCTACAGTTACAGCTGGCGCCAACCCCTGATCT